GTAATTGGTCTATAGCGTATTTCTTTTTCATTGCTGCATTATGTTTTTATAGGTTATTGTAAAGGATTAATTGCTCTCTAATAAATTGGATATGTGTTTTTTGCTCATTCAACGGCAAAGAATATAATTCTTTGTAAAATTCGCTTTCACTCACAATTTTACACTTATTGTCTTTGCAATACCTTTCAAAGTCCTTTTCCGTGCCGTTCCCGAAACTGAATGCTTTTTTGATCTTTTCGTTGCACCAAACGGAGTATCCATCGTCTTGTATTGCGTCTTTGATCGAGTTGTACGGGCGGCCTGATATGCCATTACTGAAACTGTTAATAGTAAATTGTATCATAATTATATTGTTTTTGATTGATTAATAGGTAGGTTCCGCTAATATATCCGCATTGAATACGGGTAACTGTTTTGCGTATCGTGTACGCCCGTCTAGGGGTGTTTCCGTAATGGTTAGCTCTAGTAATTTGTATATTGGTGTATTCCAGATAGGTTTTTCTAGGGCTTCTATTTCTTTGTACCGGGGCGAATCTATATATATACCTTTTGGACCGTGGTAAAACTGTTTAAAAAACGGGTAATCTTTATGTCTGCATATCAAATGATAAGTTATATTCTTTACCGTTCTTCTTGCCGATTTACAAATATATTGGCTACCTGTTTTGCTGTTTTTTACTATTACTTGTATCATAATGTTTTTGTTTTTATTTTTCATTACAGGGCTTTATTTTGCCATCTATTGGTGTTTCTGGATGGAGTATTGCACACTGTTAAAAATATATTTGGCGTGTTCATAGGCTGTTTCCTGTTTTTCCTGTTTTGTGGGTGTTATTCCATCATATTTGTACAATAGTTTGGCGGCTTCTCTGATTATACTTTTCATCGCGCTGCAATTTGCAAGGTATTCTATTGATGGCTGTATGCCCTTGTTTGCCTTCTTAATTATGCAATTTTGCAGCCATGTTGTAATATCGTATATTTCCCGCGTATTGCGTATATACATTGCAAGCAAATTAGGTATGTCGTTTCTTGTTTCCATAATGTTACGTTTTTAAATTGTTATTGTTTGTTTTGGTTCTCTATGTAATCGGTTACCCGTATTGATAGGTACAAGCAACCTAATAATATTAATGTTTCGATCATAGTTATTTACTTTTGGTTTCTCCAAACTCTATAATCATTATCACTTTCAAAACACATATAACCGCCCAAAACCTTGACAACATGTGCGGGGGTAAACGGGCTATTTTTAATCGCCCGGTACCTTGTTTCAACTTGTGCAAAAAACGTTCTCATAGTTATTTTAATTTAATTGTTTATTGTTTTACTTAATTCACGTGCAAAACGCTTAATCATTCTTTTGCGTTGACTAAAATCGTAATTATAATACAATTTTTCCCACCGTTCGCACACTTTGCGCGCATTTTCGTTTTTCGTCCCAAATGGTGCATAGCCCGTGCAAATAGCTATATTATTATACGGTGCAGGTAATTCGAAAACATTAGCGGCCCATCCTTCTACACGTTCGGTGTGTCCGACTTTTGTAAGGTAATTTTGTATGTACTGTATTTCGCAATATCCTAATAATATTACATTTTCTTTGCCATAAATACGGTATATTTCTTTTCTTGTTGTTTTCATAATCCTATAAATATTTAAATTGTTCGTTATTCGTTAATTGCTTGGCCTAACAGGTAACACCGTATTGTAACGTCGCACGCTTCTGCACCGCGTCCCAAATAATTCATATCACACCCGAAATCCTCTAACAATTCAAAATTGTGACACAGGTATTCCTCAGCCGTCCACGTGTTAAACGTATAAGATCCTGAAGCGTTTCCCGTTACGCTATCACATGTAAACAGTGTATCGTTAAGATCTTGTTCATTTTCGGAGGTTACTACTATATTGTTTTCGTTGATATAGTTTAAAACGTCCTCTACCACACAATATGCGCGTATCGTATGTTTTTACGGCTTATATTAACTGATCCGTATACGCACATACATTATATTATATTAGGGATGTTAATCGCATATCGCACTAAGTTACTATCTCCATTATCAAGTAAAACCCGTGCCTCTGCATCGTGGCTAACAATACCGCTATTTATATTCCGCTTATTCCTTGTTTGCGGATCTGTACCACGCTCTCACCGTGGCAAGCTGTTTCAATACGTCATATATCGCTTTGTCATTCCGACACCGCCCGACACCGCCCGACACCGCCCGACACCGCAAACATACAGCGTTTTTGATTAGGTTGTATATTTTGTTAACATTCATTATAAATTAAGCCCGTTTTTTCCAAAATCAATACAGATCCGACCATGCAAGACCTATTTTAGTTTAATATTATGTTTAATTTCAAGATTTTTCAATGTTAATTTGTGTTAAATCTGTTTGTAAGTATCTGAACGTGAGGGAATTACGAAATCTTCGTAGATGTCATTTGTAAAGATTTTTTACTGTAAATATTTCGAAATTCGATTGTCGTAGAAAAGAATTTATTTTTATTTACAAACGTTGAGAAACGTGGTAGATAAACGTGTGTAATTACCTGTAAATCAGTGCCATACCCCCCTTTGTGGAGGTTTCGCGGTGGGTGTGTCGCTCCCGATAAATTTTTTTCTGAAAATTTTTTCCCCCCAAATTTTGCCTGTATGTCTGATTTTGCGTTTTGGGTGTGTATTTTCGGTAGTTTTCAACAAAATCGGATAAATTTTTACATAAAAAGTTACGAAAATCGTAGTTTTTTTGGTGTGTTTCGTAGGTATGGTTGCATTTTTTATATCTTTTTTTGCAGTATAAGTTATTGGTTTACAGTATTCTTCGTTGATTTCGTCGTTTTGATATGTATCTATACTAAATTACGTACGCAGTTTTGGTGTCTGTTGTACATGTGCTGTGTATGTCTTGTGTATGTATATATGCTGTAATAGAGCATATACGGTGTACGTGTATGTATATGTTGTATAAATATATTACCTTTAACATTTGGTATACAAATTAATAGGGAGTAGATTTTCAAAGATCTACGATTCAATTTTTTTTGACAAAGCTAAACAGCTTGTTTTCAGTAACTTATCCTCTAATTTGCGCGAGTTTTTTGACAAGTGTTGAAAAACGAAGAGTTTACGAAGTCTACGAAAAAAACAACGAATTTCGTAGGTTTTTTACGAATTTTCCCGAATCAATTAGTTGCATATGCAACTATCCGTGTTGAAATTTTTTATTTTATGTTAAATTAAGTCAATTTTACATTTGTTAACGTAGAAAATAATAAGTAGATAAAAAATTATAGTTAAATCATTTTAACTAAAATGAGAAAAATTATTACAAAAGTAAAAAATAACAACAATCAATATTTTTTACTTTTCCTATTCAAATCATACTGTGGACGTGAAAGTAAAAAATCTTGTGTAAAGAAAGATAAACTATCTTCCTTGACACGCATTTGTTAATCACGTAAACATTTGCAGTTAATTAATTTAACTATTTGTTTTCGTATTGTTTTTTGCGCTATATTTGTAGGTGAAATCAGATAAAATGTGTGTGTAAAGATGGAAGAAGAAATAGAGATTAAACTTAGGTTGCCCGAATCAAGGCGTGTCGTATGCCTGTCCGATGCAATGCCCGACAGGGAACGTTGGTACAAGGGAATGAGGGTTCAGACACGGCTGTTCGGGTGGGTTACGCTCGTCAGCTTCAGGGACCGTCACTGCTGTCTTAAACTTGACGAGCCTCTGGAGGACGGAACAAAGGCTGTGTTCGTGTCGGAAGCGTCATTCATCAAGCGTGTGCCCGTACCTTTAACTGCAAAGTCTATGGCTGCACAGGTCGCTGGTGTCAGCGTGGAGGGTGAGGTGCTGGAGTACGAGAGGAAGATGAAGAGAAAATGGGAGAAGGAGAGGAAGCATATAGCGGAGATATGTGCAAGGTACGGGTATGTGCTTCCTTCCGAGTGGAAACGGTCGTTAAGGAGATTTGCTTCGTGGTGTGAGGGCCAGGTAAGGCAGTACGGTCATATCGTGGATGCCGACTATCTTATGCGCCATGATACGTCCGTTGTGGGCGGAATGAGCGTGGATGATCTAAGGTTCGTGCCCGATGTGGATATGGTGGATGGGACCGGGGCGAACGGGAAGCCTTCCGCCGCTCGCGTTTCACGGTGCGCGCTCATGCCGGGCAGCATCGTCACCGCCATACGCAATGCAGGGAACGAGATGGACAAGTCGGTGTCGTTGTGGCGGAACAGCTACTTCGTGAAGATGAGGCGTTTCGGGTACACGTTCAATACCTGCTGTGACGGTGCAAAGACACGTGATGATGCGTTCACATGGTTCAAGGACATTACCATACAGTACATGGCTGACCTTATAGAGTATTATGGGATAAGACGTGATTCCATCGTGTGCAGGAAGCTGGAGCACATCGCGGACGTGTATTCTTCGCTTGATGATATGGACGCACGCCCTGACATATCAACGGACGATTATGACCTGTATCCCGTTGTGATGTTCGGGAAGGTTGTGGACCGGGAGAAATCGGTAGAATCGGTAGAATCGGTAGGATCGGTAGGATCGGTAGGATCGGTAGGGAAAGGAGGGGAAAATGACTGTCGCTGAATCTGCAAAGGCTTCTTATGAATACATCCTTGATTCCGTTATGGGCAAGCTGGCGGACAAGGGTGGTGGTCGTGGCTTCCGTAAAGCAAGGGATGAAGGCGAGTGGAAGCGTTCCATATCCGCTATGGTCGAGATGGATATAGCTGATGCATGCAGGGAGTGCAATTTCAGACGCCACAGGAGCGGTTCCATCATGGCTTTTGACGGTAAGATATTCGTTCCCATGATGAAGGATGATCTGATGCGCCTGTGTATGGATTTGTGCCGCATAAACGGTCTTAGCGAACTGTACATGACCGATACGAGCGAGCGTTTCTACCGTACCATTGTGAAGAACGTGACGCATGAGATATTCAATCCCAAGCGTAACTTCATCACGTTTGACAATTGTGTCCTTGACACGGAAACGATGGAAACGTTCGATTTCTCGCCCATGATAGAATCGTGCATACGTATCAATATCAATTATGACCCGTTGGCGCGCAGCCCGTTGTGGGAGAAGTTTTTGGACGATGTGATTCCTGTGAAGGACACCCAGGATGCCTTGCAGGAGTTTGTGGGGTGTGCCTTTGTTGACAGGAAGAAGATCAAGATGGAGAAGATGTGTTACCTTCTCGGTTGTGGTAGTAACGGTAAGTCGGTGTTCTTTGACGCTGTTGTCAACGCGCTAGGGAAGGATAATGTTTCTTATATGGAGATGGCTGACCTGTCGGGTGACAAGTCTACTTGCGAGTACAATATAGCTATGATAAACGGCAAGCTGCTCAACTACGCTTCCGAGATGGGTGGGAAGGATGTGAGCGGTGGCAAGTATAAGAAGTTCATATCCGGTGAGCCTACTATGGCACGCCTTCCGTTCGGTGAGCCTTTCCTTACCGACATGATGCCTCCTTTCATAGCCAACCTTAACAAGATGCCTTCTGTTTCGGACCAGACTTACGGTCATTTCAGACGCTCCCTTGTCATTCCGTTTTATCGTGTGTTCAAGGAATCGGAGCAAGACAGGTCGCTTCCGTTGAAGCTGTCAAAGGAATCGGCTGCCATTATCAACTGGATAATAGAGGGTGCAAGACGGTTTGTTAAGAACAAGGGTGAGTTTACGAGAAGTTATACGATAGAATCCGTTACGGAGAACGCAAGACGTGATTCCAACAGTGTCCTGTCGTATCTTTACGATTCGGGGTATGATTCTTCGGGAGATATTGAGGAATCGGCTATCCGTGACCGTGACCTGTATGTGAAATACATAGCATACTGCAATGACTGTGGCGTAAGACCTTACAGTAAGAGAAAGATGGTTGACATGATACGCCAGGAAGGCTATTCCGTCACTTCCGCGTGGGATGAGAACAGGAACAGGCTGTTTCAGGTTGTCCTAAGACGGAAGTATAATCCTGACGAATATCTTCTCCAACAGGCTGATGATATAATGAAGGAGGATTTGCCGTTTTAAATTTTGCAGTTTTTAAAAAAAAAATACTTAGTTTTGTAGCGTCAAATCAATCATGGGAGAGGCAAACTCCTGTGACTTCAATCATTGGAGTTATTTTTTTGCCATGACATATTGTAGTAGTATAGATTAAGATATTGCGCCTACCGAGTGGAGCTGCGGAAACGCCTCCGAAATAAACCCTATGGTTGATTTGACAGCTCGTAGTAGGCGCACTTTTTTATTGTTATGAATGAACTGGTTTTTAAAGGTCAGAATGACCAAGTTTTAACTAATAGTATAAAAGAATTTATAATGACAATGTTCCCAAGTTGTGTAGGAAATATAGAGTTTCGTGAAAACGATTATGGGAAATATATGCTTTACGAAGATGGTACTATATATAACCAGCTTACATTAGCTAATGCACTTATTGAATATGCTTGGGTGTACGATTTTGATAAAGCGACAGAAGTAAATAAATTTCTTTTTGGAAATTGTGAATTATTGTATTATGCCATATTTACTACTATGGCAGAAGTATTAAAACTCCCAAGAAAAAAATCCTTTGATAGATGCACGTACTTGATGAAAGATAAAGTTACTGGGTTAGTAAAAATAGGTTCTACGTCTGATATTAAAACGAGATATCGAACGCTTTCGTGCGGAAATCATAATTTATTAGTCATTGCAACTATTGACGAAAATGAAATATTATCAATAATAAAAGAATACGGTTTCTCTACTTATTTAAAACCTTTCCGAGAATATAATAAAGATTAAAGATTATTTAACCGTTATTATTTTCGCTATATTACTTTAATATGTATTTTTGCTGAAAAATTTTATTGTATATGGATAATAAAGAGATTGTTTTATTTGATAGAAGTATTCGTGTTACTTCTGATTGGTATGTATGTGTGTCTGATGCCCAGTGTGCGATAAATGAAGCTCGTAACAGGACTGGTTTGAAAAGATATAATTTCAGCCAGTGGTTAAAGACGCTTTACGTAAGTGACATGGTTTCCAGTATTAATGAGAGTGGCAAGGATGCTTTCAAGGTTGAGTTTGATAATGATTCGGGTAAGATAGAGCAGTATTGTCATTTTGGTGTGTTTGTCAATATGATTTTGTCGGCAAGCCCTGTTAGTGGTGTACTAGACAATGAAGATTGGTTTAATGATTACGTTTGTGATGTATATTCCATTGACTATCATGTTTATGAACACGCCAAGATACTTGCCGTTGGCGGTTTGTGGCGTTATACGACAAAGAATGCTAGGTTCAGTGATGATATCCGTATGATGGATGATATCATGTATTTCGTTCCCGATGGTTACAAGAATGCCGTGTATAGCCTGTTTTTTGATTTGCTAGGTACGTTTTATTACAATTGGGAGTTTGCGTTGCGTTATGCGAAGAAACTTCTTTTAGGGGATGTGGAGGAATGATTATGAAATGTTTTGTTCGTTTTGTCATGTTTCTCATATACGTTGACATTTTATTTGTTCTTCTTGTGTTTATGGTTCCTGCCGAAATGGTGTACAGGTGGACGAGTGGTCGTAAGCCTGTAGGATATGTTTCATGCCTTTCTGATTTTCTAGGATATCCTGACGGTTATCGTTATACGTTGAAGGATTTCTTTAGAGATATAAAACAGGGATGGCTTGACATACTCCCATAGCTAAAGCAAGTGGGATTCTTGGGTACAAACGCATGATGCTTCCGAAGAAGTCTTACCCATGCTCTCCAATTCGGAAATGCCCTTCCGAAGTATATTTTTAGCAGCATTCAAATCCCTATGGTTTATACTACCGCACTCTGGGCAAACCCATTCACGGTCTATTAATTGTAGGGATTTGTTTACATATCCACATTCACAAGTTTTACTACTTGCGTACCATCTATCAATCTTATGTACGACTACTCCATACTTTGATGCTACATATTCCAACTTATTTATGAAAGCAGCGTGCGCAAGGTCATTCATCTTTCTGCCCCACATCTTTGTCATACCAGTTAAACACAAATCTTCAATGAAGATGTAGTCATACTTTCTGCAAAGTTCGTGAGCTAATTTGAACTGATAATCCTCTCGCTTGTTATGCAAATGTTCATGTAGTTTTGCAAGTTCAATTCGTTCTTTCTTACGATTATTGCTATCATTCTTACATTTTGATAGATTGCGGGATTTTTTGCGAATCTCCGATAGATACTGTTTGAGAAATAGTGGGTTAGAGTATTCGCTACCATCAGATATAGTTAGATACATTTTCAATCCAAAATCAATTCCTACCGATGCACCATTATGTGTCTTTCGATATGTCTTTGGATTTGCATCCGTCACTATGACTACATAGTATTCGTTTACTCTTGAACGCTTTACAATTACGCGTTTGATATTCCCTTCGTATTCTCTTGACTTTGAGAACTTGAAACGAAATTTACGATTAAGTATCAACTCATTCCTGTAGAGTTTATATCCAGCCTGCTTATATACAATAGATACAAATTCAGCGGCTTTTTTAAATTTCGGTGGTCTTTGTGCAAGTTTCTTGAAAAAACGATTATACGCAGTATCAAGTCTTTCTATTATTTCTTGGCGAACTTGACTACCAAGATAATGTCTTTTATACCGTTTGTCAAACCACTTCTGTAAGTGACATCTATTAATGTATTTTCCATATAAAGAATAATATCGTTTCTGCATGGCAAGCGCCTTATTCCAGGTGAACGCAGCTTCTCTAAGCATATCATCAATATGCTTTGTGCGTTTTGTTTTGTATAACTTATACTTAAATGCTTGCATGACTCAATTATTATTTATATCTTTGCCACAAAGATAATAAAAACAAGTTAAACATACAAATTTTTGAATAGGAAGATGCAAAAAAGATGGAAAACAAATGTGGGTTGTGTGTATAATCTCGCATACCATATAATATGGTGCCCAAAGTATCGGAAGAAGGTTCTTGTAGGAGATATTGAAAAGCGTCTAAAAGAACTACTATTGCAAAAAGCAAAAGAGAATGATTGGCAAATAGAGAATATGAAAGTGATGCCAGATCACGTGCGTATATTTATCAAAACAACTCCTTCTGATTCCCCAGCTTTAGTAGCAGCACAACTAAAAGGGTTTACATCACATCAATTGAGAAAAGAGTTCACTTGTCTACGAAGCAAACTACCTACATTATGGACACGCTCTTATTATGCGGAAAGTGTTGGTCATATATCAGAAGATACAATTAAAAAATACATAGATGAACAAAAACTTAAATAAACGGATTTATCCCATTACTAAAGCAGATGGGCTTTCTCTTAAAATTACTCGTAAATTCAAGTAGCATGGGTTCCATTGATTATGAATATATATTTGCCAATCTTGATACTGTGCTTGGTCTTCCTCTCAGGCGTAGGGGAAAACGGTGGACTTTACCTGCTAGGATAAATCTGGAGAGCCATAGCAGGAAGGACAAGCTGGTTTTCTATATGAACAAGTCGGGCAGTATTACCGTTACCGAGCAGGGAGGTGATTCTGTCAACCTGTTTGATTTTCTCGTGTCTTATCTTCCCGGTTGCAGTAGTGCTTCTGATGCTTTTAGGATTCTGTCAAGCCCAGAAGGTTGCAGGATGAGTTTGAAGGATTTCTACGAGAGGGAGTATGATTCGGGTAGACAGGAATCAAGGTTTGTTGATGTGAAGTATGTTGACAGGCTTAGCGATGCCGGGCATTGGAAGGGTAATAACCTGTACGAGTACCTTTCAGGTGTTTTCGGTGTTGATTCCGTTAATGATGTGTTTTCAAGGTACAAGGTAGGCTGTCTTGGAAGGGAATCCGCTGTGTTCTGGTATTCCGACAAGGATGGTAACGTGTGCCATGACAACAGGATAAGATATGGGGTGAACGGTCACAGGAAGAAGGAAACCCATGCTTTTAGGAAGTTTACTACGGGCGAAGGATTTACCCATCGTGGTTATTTTAAGCCGTTTTTAGGGGGGTATTGTAGCGATGTGATAACTTGTATGGTTGAATCGGAGAAGACTGCCCTAATAGCTTCTATGGCTTTTGGTAACGGTTTTATATGGACAGCTTGTGGCGGAATGAACCAGCTTGGAAATAAATTGCCAAAAAATGTTATTTTATTCCCCGACTTTGATAATAAAGCTATATCTTTGTGGGGTGACAAAGGACGTGTGGCGAAATGGTGGGAGTTCCCTAGCCTGTCTTTTGGATTGAAGCATAACGATGATATCGGAGATGCTGTTATTAATAATTTGAAGAGTATTAACGTTAAACAATTTAGAGAATGGATATTGAATTAGGAATTGATTTTAAGGAAAATCTTCTTTCCTTGCGTAATTATATCTCTTTGGGATTTCGTTGTGACGATATTGATTTCAAGAACGCGGCTATTGCTTCCATTGATAGAATGATGGAAGAAGTATTGGATGAGCATGATGTGAATTTCTTTGACGCATTGCAGAATGCAATTGACAACATTGATGAGGTTAATACGGTAAAGAATGTTCACGATATTTGCTGTGAATTTTACTATATCATGGATGAGAACGAGCGTGTAATGCACCGTGAGTTCTTTGAAAAACTGAAAAAATATCGTGAAAGCAAGATTGAACGTATTGTTCCTTTGAAGGAAAAAGACTGCATTGTCATGGGTAATAAGTATGTTGAATTAGGTAGCGGCAAAGAGTGTGTCGTTGACAGTGTTATCCATATGCTTGCCGAGAATGATAAAATGATTAAAGATGCTGTTTTGTATGTGGACCAACTTGGTCAGCGAATAGCGTGCTCTATTGATGAGTTTAGGAAAAAGTTCGGGGTGAGGAAATAAGGCATGTTATGGCTAATAAAGGAGAAATAAGGATTGACGGTAAGGTGATGGGAAAGGATTACGGCAGGTATTTCTATTCTCCGCGTGGTAATATGTGGGCTGTCACCTTATGTACGTATGACTGTGATGATGGTCGTATGTTTGAAAAAATAGAGTTGTATAGAACGAAGGATCAGGCTAGGGAGGCTGCATTCAGGTTAAATACGGAGGAAAGAAATGGGTAAGACAGATGCAAGTGTAATAAAACTACCTGATGGGTATTCATTGAAGAAGATTGATGAGCGCACTTATGAACTAGTCAAGATTGACGATTTCAAGAAAGGAGATTTCCTGTTTGCTAAAAGCAGAACAGGAGATTTAATAGATTATGTATTTATTAATACTGGTGGTTTGAAAGCTAATTTCTTATATAAGGACAAGAATGTTCTTATCTGTAATTTAGAGTTTAACTTTTCTAACAACTATGATATATCAAAGGCTACTCTCGAACAGATTGCTACCATGAGAAGGCTTTTATCCGAGAATAATTTTACCATTGTTGATGGTGAAGTGGTTCCCATTACCGATCCTGTTGTCGGCTTTGTTATTGTTGGTGATGTGATATATCCTGCAAGCAAGATTTATCGAAGCAGGGAATGCGCTATGTATGATTTAAGGAGAAAAATAAATAAAAAATGAATCAAGTAAAATTTTTAAAATTAAGACGGGATGCAGTTCTTCCCGAAAAAAAAACTGATGGTGCTGCCGGGTATGATTTGTATGTTCCTGACAACACGTTGATAAGAAAAGGTCGTAATCTGATTAAACTTGGTATAGCCATTCAGATGCCATCAAATATGAAGGCTATTATTAAGCCGCGGAGTGGCTTTTCCCTGAAAGGTATTATTGGTGTTGACGGGAAGTATCATGACGCAGATGTGTTGGATGGTGTTATTGATTGTGACTATACAGGTTGTATAGGTGTTATAGTGAAGAATTTTGAGAAAGAGCCTTTCTATATTGCCGCAAAGGAGAGGATTGCTCAGCTTCTTTTCAGTAATTATATTGAGGTTGAATTTGTTGAGGTTGAAAGCCTTGATTCAACGGATAGGGGTGATGGAGGTTTTGGTTCCACAAATAATTTAGGCAAATGAGAAAGAAATTTTTATTATTTTTTGCTATTTCTTCAATAGTATTATTGGGGTTGTGTAGTTGTTCCAATGATAAGGATGATGAATACAAGGATGCTATTATCGGTACATGGGAACTTGTTCAGGTAAAAGTGGATGGTAGATGGTATCCTATGATAAGACCTACTTACGCTAAGTTTAATCAGGATGGTACTTATGTAGGAAGGGGCTATTTTGGAAATGGTTACGGTACTTATGATATATCTGGTAAAACCATTACATGTTATGTTGATGGATGTGAGTATGTAAGATACGAGGTTGTTGAACTGATGTCCAATACATGTACGTTGAAGATGATGATGGGAGGTGACAGTATGGATATTAAATGTGAAAAACGATGAAAACAAAAAAGATAAACAAAATTTACGACAAGGGTTATGATAGTGTACTGAACAAGTATTTTATCTTAGCCATGTTTGTTGAGTTTGGTGAAACGAAGTATGATCGTATTTTCTTTTCTGATAAGAAGGATGCGGATAACATAAAAGTTGGTGATTTGTTATGATTGGAGTTATATTGAACAGCAAGGTTAAAATTATAAACCGTGATAAATACATTTCACTTCACGGTGAAGATTCTGTAAGCAAGTCAAATGTGTTCGGTAAATTTGTCACTGTTAAATACTGTTTTGAGAATGGTGAAAAGTTTCTTTGTGCGGATGACCAGGGTAAAGAGTATATTCTTTTCTCAGATTGTATTGCTTATGTTGATCATGTTAAAGAGAGAAGCATCCTTGATGAAGCAAAGGATATCCGTAGCAACAGCAGACAGTCTGACTATGGCGATGCAGTAGTCAATTTTGAAAACATTTCCAAGATGGCTTCTTTGATTACTGGAAAGGAATTATCTCCTTATGACTGTGTTGCTGTACAGATAGCTGTAAAGCTATGCAGACAGGGATTCCATAAAAAGCGTGACAATATGGTTGATTTGGCTGGTTACGCTGATATAATGCAATTAATCGTAGACAAGGAGAATGTGAAAAATGGGGAAAAAGGCTGACAACGCTTTGATTTTTAGGAGAGTTCTAGCGGCAAGCGGACTCTCCGATACTGATGTTAACAGGAAAAGCAGGAAGCATGATATTGTGATAAACCGTGCTCTTGTGTGCTGTGTCATGCGTGACATGGGTTTAAGTATGTCTGAAATTTCTGATTTCCTATGTATTGACAGGAGTAGCATATACAATCTTTTTAAATATTCATCTGAGCTTGACGAGAGGGTAAGGGAGATAAAGTCTAGGATAAAGGAGGAAAGATAATGGGTTTGAATAAAGGATGGGGTAAACTTCCCCTTAGTAACAATCTTCTTATTGACGATGAAAAACAGAAGAAGATTGATATAGCAAAGCATATTGATGATGCGAATGAGATGGAGTTATGGGCTGCGTCCGCTTATGTCATAGATACCAATCCTGTCTTGTTTTACAAGGCTACGCACGTTGTTGACGAGGGTATGTCAGAGCGTTCTTTGCTTATGAAAGCCAAGCAATGGGTGAACTCTCCAAGAATAACCCAGATTGTCAATTATGCCAAATCTTCCATGCTTGCTTCCGATTATGTGACACCATCCATGAGGCGTGTATTGGAAGGTGAGAATAAGGAAAAGACAAAGACTTTGATAAACAAGGATAACCTTGAATTTGAAGATGCGATAAGCCTTATAGAAAGTTTCCTAAAGCGTTCTGATATAGACACTGCTGATTTTAAGGATGTGAAAGGTGCGCTTGATATGCTTGCAAAGTTCAAAGGATGGCTTTCTGACGATGATGCTAGTGAGGATTTTTATGACAAGACAACTATAGCGTTTTTCCCATACGATTGCGACAAGTGTGTCCGTGCCAAGGCAGGGTTATGCAACAAGTGTGTGTATCATAGGGAATCAACAGGTAATCTTAGTGATGATGAACGTAAATGGATAAAGGAAAACGATACATGGAAAGGGTAGTCTATGTCGGTAAGGAAAACTACTAATTTAACGGTAAGAAATAAAGAAAGGGAAAGGCGTGTAAGGGAAATAGAGGAAGAGGGAGTATTTGATTATTACCATAAATTTACTCCTGTCCAGTTGTACAAGTACCTTTCACCTCTATGTAGTATTGATGCGTTACGGGTATTACGTTTGTGCGTATTATCCGCACAGAGGGGAGATAATATGATAACGTTGAAGTTTATAAGGAGGCAACTGAAATACAAGCCCAGGCGTTCTGCTTTTAATTCATTGATAAATGCCGGATTGATAATAGAACCAGTTCCTAATGTTTTTTCCTGTACGGTGAAGGTGAACGAGTATTCTCATATATTAAGCATGATGCGTATTGATGATAATGCTCCCGATGTCGTAGATGTGGATGATTTAAATTGTTATAAAGTTGTAGCAGAGGATAATATTAGTTACCGTGTTGTTAGCAAACGGGGTAGTGTTATAAAGAGTTTCGCTGAAAAGAGTGAAGCAAGCAACTATCTTGACGAACTGTATTTTCCTAAAGGTGAAGATGGTGACGTGGAAGCATTGTCGAAAGAGGAAGAGGAAGAATTAACCATTTGATTAACTATTTTTAATATTGTTTTCTGTATTAGTTTATTTTTTAATATTACTTTTGTTGCATGAGATATTGCTATGATAAAGAACGGTATGATTATCTTGTCAACGAGATTTTAAAATGTGGCAAGATACTTAAAGAGAACACAACTAACGGTAAGGAAGTTAGCTGGAAGGTTTTCTGGATAAGGGTGGACGCTCACAAAAGAAGGCTGTCTGCAATGAGAGAATTAGACAAAATAAAAGAGGAGAAATATAAAAAAATAAAAAAATGGATTTAGTATTAAATTGTAAAGTAAAGAAAGTAGGTCAGTTACAGGCTGGTACAAGTAAGGCAGGTAATCCTTGGCAGAAGAGAAATTATCTCGTTGAGGAAATTGGTTCCATGTATTCCAAAGAGGTGTATTTCTATGTAATGGGCACCCTGTGTGATCTTCAATTGAAAGAGGGTGATACTATTACTGCCCATCTTGAAATCAGAGCAAGAGAATACCAGGGTAAATATTACAATGAAGTTGGGTGCTTTAAGATAGATATGCCGCAACCAGCACAAGCTCCATCACCTGCACCTGTCCAGCCTGAAAGACGGGATGATTTGCCCTTTTAGTATTGCAATGCTATCAGAAATGTGTGGTTTTTGCCTGTATTGATTAAATTCTTGTTTTTGTTTGCGGATGGAGGTTTATCTTTTTTGCCATATTTCGGGTTTTCCTCCATCCGATTTTTTTGTAGTTAATAATGAAACGAATAAAGAGTAAATTTCCTTTAGCTGACATATTTAAGGCATTAATGAACAAATGAACTCCATTATAAAGTATTCGGTAATTCATTTATGATATCCGATAGTGGGCGTTGGATTAACGTTCTGAAATGTGTATAAAAATTAACATTAATGCCATGACAAGAGGTGATGCGTGGGGAAAACATCTTCTTAGAGAAAAACCGTCAACGGAAAATTTCGATGATGAGGGCTATCATGTTCGTTATGAAGATGGATACGAAAGCTGGAGTCCTAAAGATACGTTTGAAAAGGCGTATAATATTGCCGAAACAACAGTTGACCGTATGCAGATAGAAGCCGAAGAACTCAATGGAAGATATGTAAAGTTAGCCGCTTTCATAGATTCAGGGAAAATGGATGAAGTCGTTAATGATATGTACAACAAGTGTTTACTGGAAATGCAGTGTTGTACTATGTTCGACTATATACGGCTTCTTGATACTCTCATACAGCGTATGCAAGGTTCTGATGACGCAGAAGTACGAAAGATGAATTTTGGCATGGCTATTATGGCTCTCAAAGCAGGTTATCCAATTCGTAGAAAGGGATGGAACTGGGAAGGATTAATGGTATTTAAACAGGTACCGGCACACATTGATAGCGACATTATTCCCAAGATGCAATCTCTTCCGCAATCAGCAAAAGACCTTATTCTGAAAGGTAAGGGTTTCATTGACTATACTAGTCAATGCCTTATTTACAACGAGAACACCGGGCGTGCTGATTCATGGGTCCCGTCTATTAGCGATGTGTTTGCCGATGATTGGGAGATTGTTGATTAATGCCTTTATTTAAGGATTAATTCACAATAATTATTATATTTGTACCATAAAAGATCATTAAAACAACATTTGTCTTATAGACTGTTGCTTGGATTTTAAATTATTTTCATAGAAAAACTAGTATGGGTGGTATAGTCCTTTTCATTTATGCTATAACCACCCTTTATTTACTAAACACATGAGAAAAAAAGAACTTATTAAAAAAATGAGAGAATATCAGTCTTGGCGGAAAGGTGCTGATATCCCTATGATGCCGCCATCCGAAGTAACTAGGATGATTGATTCCGCAATAACGGTAATAGAAAAGTCTGATACAAGCAAGGCGAATGCCGTGCTGTTCAAAAAAGAAGTGATAGACAAACTTCATATCACTGTGGGTGCTATGATTTTGGACGGATATGACGAGTTGGATTCATGTGTAAAATATGTTAATGACTTAATACGTGAGTTAGATGAAAATTAATTTGTTTGTAAACGGAAATTTGGTGTGCGACCGAAGCGAAGCGAGGGAGCACAGGGGCAGTCTAGCTGCACAGGGACAGTCTAGCTGCACAGGGGCAGTCGAAGTTATAACGCTATGTGGTGGGGAACTTCCTAGTGATTATGACATTTCTGATGCTGTTATAATTGATGGCGATATTCATTGTCGTAGTATCAGTTGTAATGGCATTGTTGTTTGTAAAGGTTCTTATACCGTTGTAGAGGAAGGGGGTGATTATGGGTCACTCTAACGGTAAAATCACCGCTCCTGTCGGATTGGATAGTGATGTATATCCTACCTTAGGCATCGGTCCTACTAGTGATGGTTATGATTTAGGGTATGCTTGTCTTAGCGAAAAAATTAATATGTGGAGTTATATAAAACCCAAAGAAGCGTCTAGCCCTTCATTTGATAATGCTAGTTTACCTGGTATAATTTATGATTCTGTAAATAAGAAATTAGTATATGATAGACCTAAAACATGGGCCAGGCTTACTGATTTTGATGGATACGATCATGAGGCTAAACCTCTTACAATAGATAAAGATATTCTAACTAATCCTGTAGATGCTACAAAGACAACGTTTGTACTTACAATTTCACCATATTGGGCTGATTCTAGGTATAATTGGGGTGAAATACTTGGGGGATTTACTTGGTCTAATATGAAGATAAAGGTGGAAGTATATGATCAATTAAAGAGGTTGGTGGATTCTGGGGTTTTCGTTGTAAGTAGTATTGATAGTACAGGAAAAATTTCAATTACCCTTAATCGCAATAATCTCATATCTATGGGGGATACATATATTTATATTAAGGGTTATTTTTGTGATTACAGTGGAAATGTATTATGCTTAATTCCTACTACATCTGACGGATTTATTCGTAAGCCGATAGTGGTTACTCAAAGTCTTTCTATTACACTTGGAGATACAACAGCCAACGCTTCTGGATTCTCTGTTTACGGACAGTTGACAAATGGCTCTACTTCTTCTAAATGCAGATTGAACATTACAAATAACACTTCTAGTGATTACGTTGCTTCATTCAGCAGACCATACGCTAGATATAGATGGAGAGCGAAAGATGGATCTTATACAGGTCAATGGTCAGGTAATATATTGATGCCTTCGTGCACAAATATTCCTAAATCATTTACCCGTAATGACGTGGTTGATGCTGGTAATCCCCCATCTTATGGTAATGTTACTCAATGGTATGTTGATTATCAAGTTGTTATGTATTAAACACCGGATATAATATACACAAGCAATGGGCATGGAACGGCAGCTTAGGTCTGTCTGTGTGTATTCTGTATTGCTCATCAATGCAGAACTGGCATGGATTTTTAGACGTTACTGCTGTCCTCCATCCCTTGAAATTTGGAATGTTTTTCCATGAGTTGTAATTTGCTTCATTGAAAATACCTAGAATCATCTGTTGTTCTATAACATACAACTGGCTTATACCGTTTGTAGCATATCCTCTCCCGTAGTGTTTCTGTTTGCTTGGTGGAATAAATGATACGTTATATGGTGATGATATGTTGTTCCATATCTTCTTTTGAACCTCGTCTGTTATTTTCTCTATATTATTCGTTTTTGTGGACAGTAATGTATTGGCAAGATATACTTCAACAACAGCGCGGAATCTGTTTGTATTTGTGTTTATTCTCTGCTTTGTCGTTTCTCCACCGTATGTCCTTTCCATATATTCCTTAATGCCGTTGTCCGTCATTGAAATATACTCCCATCCAAGATCATCGTTTAGTTCTAGTGACAGTTTATTGCTTTCCAGTACATATTGGTATATGTCGTTATATATATCCTCGCGGAACTTTTTGGTCAGTTCCAGCACTTTTTCTTTTTGGCTATCCGGGAGTTTTGATATTGACTTGAACGATTTAGCCCCTGCCAAAAGTAATACGGCTAGAAGGTCTTTAGAGAACTTCTCCGCACGCTCTTTGGTTGACGATTTTATACCGTTCGCAAGTCTTTTTACCTGGAAGTAATAGTCTGCAATCTTAGATGTTTCTTCTTTGTTGATCATTGGCTTCTACTCTTTCTGTTATACCGTTTGCTACCATGTTTATCATCAAACTCTTGAAATCACTTTGGCTGTAAACTTTTTGCCCGATTGATGCTAGAGTTTGAAAGATTACAATTTGATTCTCATACAAAACCTTTTGGTTCTGTATGATAGCGTCAAGTTTGGATAATATTTCTCTTTCGTTGTCCATAGTGCAAAGGTATGTATTTTCAGCAAAAAAGGCAACAGTGAAGATTCACATCTGCCTGCTGCCAAAGTAAAAACATCGTAATGGTTCATTTACATAGTGCAAATGTAACAAAAATATATTTTACATATATATAACCAAACTTAATTTTTAATTAATGTTAACATATTGGTTCACGTTTGTATATAAAAAAGCAAGAGAACAGATTGAGCCTTTCTCTTGCCTAAATGAATAAATCTAAAAAAATGCAATATGTTACTGCTAGTTGTATTAATTTAGACATTTTGGAAATTGTTGAGGTTGTCAAAATCTAGACAACCTCATTAAATATAATCTTTAAATAAGTTTTACTTTTTGCAGTTAAATCTGCACATCTAAAGGTATTAATGTTAATTTTTACACACATTTTAGAACGTTAATCCAACGCCCGCTATCGGCTATCATAAAAGAATCACCGAATACTTTATAATGGTGTTCATTTGCTCCTTAATGCCCATCTAAATATCAACTAGCCTAATTATTACATTGCAAATATAATACTTTTTTGTATATTTGCAATGTATAACTAAATAAAATATCATGGAACTATTAGTAGAAAGAAAATGGTGTAAGCCTGATTATACTATAGGGCGTTTGTATATTAATGGTGAGTTTTTCAGTAATACGCTTGAAGATCGAATCGTTGACGTGAATAAGAACGGAGTGTTTGATGGAAACGAGAAGAAGGTTTATGGAGAATCTGCCATACCTTATGGAAGATACCAGGTTATATACAACTGGTCACCAAAATTCGGACGTAATATGCCAAGACTATTGAATGTGCCTCATTTTGAGGGTATTCTTTTTCACTCTGGGAATACAGCAAAGGATTCTGCCGGGTGTATCCTTGTTGGTAACAATACATCAAAAGGCAGACTTACCGAATCACGCTATACTTCTGACAAATTGAATAAATTGATTGACGATGCGATAAAGCGTGGCGAACAGGTTTGGGTTACGATTAAGTAGTGTGTTATCTCATCAACTATGTGTTGAAGGAGTTACAGGAGCGATGTTTTTGTCGCTCCTTGTTTTTTAGTAATAATAGATTATGTACAGTGCTATACTATTCTCGCCAATTTCCCATCGGACGGTTTTCCGCCAAACAGGTGATTGATGTATGCAAGACCTTTTTGTGTGCATAGAACAACCATCACGACAAAACCTGGGTGATTCTCTCTTGGAATAGGCTTTTCTTTCATCTCGAAATACCCAGCATCAATATACTTCTGTTTTGGTTCGTTCCTGTTAGCAAAGAATACTCCTGCTTCACGAAGTTTTTTGAACAAAGAGTTTCTCCCAAAAGGCAATCCAAGTATCTTTGCCGCCTGTCCTATATCGCACTTGCCTTCCATTGCAAAGGCTTTGTCGGCGAAGTCCGCTTTGGGCTGGAGCTTGGAATTTTGCTGTTCAAGACACTTAATCTTTTCCTCCGCAATCTCTATACGTTTCTGTAGAATCTGCTGGGAGCGCATCAAGATGTAATCATCATCCTTTAGTAGGGCTTCCCGTCTGTTGAACTCATTGATGAATCTTTCCTTAAACTCTCCGGCTTTTACCCCAGTGTAGCCCATGACAAGGAAACTAAAACCGTCCTTTGTCATTTCATAAGCGGTCTGTTCTCGATTTCTACTATCGATGTAGGTAATAACGCCAAAATTGGCGGCATTAAAACTCGCTGAGCATGAAAGACTTTCAATGTCTCTGACTACTTTACTATGTTCTTTCCCGAACACTTCCGCAACAAGTAACGAAGTAGTCACATCGTTGCCGTTGCTGTTTTGAAATACTAATTCTGCCATAATCTGTGAACATTTAAGATTATAAGAAATTATATGTGGCAACTTTATCAAAAAGAAAGCGGTTGCACTTTACGCTGTTCACAGATGGCGCATTCGCTACGAGAGCAAATACTATAATCTTACGTAAAGGCAACCGCCAATATCCAATAAGGGCATAAAAAAAGCCCATGTATGATATGAGCAACTTAACCGCTTGCTTAACGTAACGAATGCAATCGTCATCTGTGAACGGTACAAGGTTACGCAAACTTTCCATACTACCAAACGAAAACAATATTTTTTTGAAGGCTGCGTCTGCAAAGTCTGCTTTCGGCTGTAGTTTTTCTATTTGTTTCTGCTGCCTTTTTATTTTCCAAAGCCAATCGTTCTTTTTCCTCTTCGGCTTGTATAACCATTAATGCAAGCTCCTTTCGGGAAAGTTCATGCTTGTTTTCCTCACATGCGATAAAATATTTTCTAGCTTGCCTTCCCCGTTCGTTGTTCTCAATCATGGATAGCTCTTTTGCCATACTGATTGATAGAGCATATTCGATTCGTTTAGTAGCTCCTATTTCTCGCTCCACAATTTCGGTGAATGATTGAAAATCAATACCTTCAATAAAATCATAAGATTTAATACGATCTTTAATCCCTTTTACTTTCAAGAAAAGAATGCAAATCACGTGCATTAACGGCTCTCTTACCGTTATTATCACTAATAGGAATAAGTTCATTCGTTGTGACGTTCATATTTTAACGAATTGTGATAAAAAGAAACCCTCCGTAGGTGTGAACGTCACAACATACGCAGGGCATAGAAGTCGCAGATTGTTTCCTTTCTGCCACCTTAGAGGGGTTCTTAATATCTTGTACAAAATCTGTTCGATTTATTTTGCCAAATATTATGTTATGACGTTCACCACAAAGAAAAGCATAATTTGTGATATATCAAAACTTTTCGGTGTTATTTTTTTTAAATCAATCCAAGTACCATACCTACTGCTCCCCAGAATACATCTCTCCATTCGGGCACTCCTTGTCTAAGCCACTTATCGTAGACGATTTCTTTTCCCACAAGAATAAACAAGGTTAGTGCTATTGCTGTCCATACGGAGAAAAACCATTGCGCCACGCTCACTACAAGTATCCCTGCAATGAGGTGTTCCATTCCGTCAACTCTCAAATTGTTAAGGCATATATAGTCTAATGTCCTTCTTATTTTTCTTAGTAAGTTTGTAAATTTTCCCATAGTTTAGCTGTTTTCGTTGTTTTCATTGTTTTCATTATTTTCCTCTATCACCCTAGCTTCCATATCGTTTAATCTTCTGTCTTGTTCGTCCATTCTATCATCTTCGTTATTTGCAGAGAAATCGCTTTCCTCTCTTGCTGTCTGTAATGATATTATTCGGGCGTTTACAAGCTGAACGAGTGTATTGTTCCATTCAGAGAAGTCTATGTATGAGTATGGCTCTATGGTAGCGTTTATTCTTAGAGCGTTATAACCTGTTGCGTCACCTTCCATTACTCCTACATAGTATTTGAATATATTGGCCATGTCATTTATGGCTGTATTCATCATTTGTGCATCACTTCTCGCCCATTCCATTTCAGGCTCGTAATACATTGCTGTTGTTCCAGTAGGTCTGTCACCTGACGATGATTGCATTGGCGGAACGACACCGCTTCCGTCAAGTATCCCGTTATATATGTTATCTATTTCGGTGAACAGTGAGTTTGAAGCATCCATTTTACCCATGAACTGTGCATCATCTTCTGCCCCTACACGTAAAATGGAAGTTCCTCCCAATCCGTTTCTTTGAATGTTTATTCTTCCGTTTGTCTTGATAAGTAGCATTTGGAATGCCTGTCGTGTGTTGTATTCTCCTATCATTGACATTAGGAACTCGAAATCGTCTATCAAGTCCTGTACTGCCCCCCAAAATGGAAGTTCAAGCCGTAGATATACTACAGGTATAAATCCCAGGTTATGGAATTGATGCAGTTGTATGATATTTCCGTTTTCGTCAATATCCGTTGCTATATCTCCGTTGGAATCAAGGGTGTAAAACTCATCTTTAGTCCATACATCGACAAGTGTGTCTGTATGTTCTTCTCCGTCAGCCGATATGTATGTGGTTGTATATTCCCTTGCGAAAGCTATTCTTTCCCCTCTTCTGTTTTTATGTTCATACAGTATATCTCCTTTTGAGTAGCTGAAAGACCTGTATTTTATCTCGTCCTTATCCTTATATATATATATGGCAGCATCTCCTACCTTTCCGGCTTCGCTTATAAGTTCAAACTTGGCTGTTTCCATGAGAGAATCAGTCCAGTATTCCTTGTATGTTGTCAGCTTATCCCTGTTCTGCTGGTTTGACGCGCTTTTCTTTATCTGAAATTTAAGAGGATTGGTACACAGGTGTGATACCCTTTTCTTGTGTATCATCCTTTGAAGAGGAAATGCTCGTCTTTGCAGTACGTAGGGAGTTGATGTCGATTTCTTTTTCCTTTTCTGAGCACCTACATTCGCGCTTTCATCATCCAATGATGTGGAATCCTCGTCTGACGGGATACTGTCTTTCCAGTCGGGTCTGTTATGTATATAATGTCCTGATGTATCCCATTGCGCTAGGAAATCATCCTGTGACATATATTTGTATATCAAAGTGGAGCGTCTTGGCTTTTTCTTTGTTCCTCCACCTCTTCCATCGTCACATCTTGACGGAAGTGCCACTTTGAACGGTTCTTTTCGTAATAAAACGTCTAATTTTAAAATTTCCATAGGTAATTATAAATATTTTAATTCATCCATTATATCGTTAGGTATGTCAATCATTACATCGCATATATCAAAATATGTCCTGTATAAAAATGTTCCTTCTATCAAGTCTGGCGAGCATCCTACAATCTTTTTTGCTTCCTGTTTTTTCAGCAGTCTTAGTTTCCCGTTTTCCCTTTCCACATCACGCCTTATTGCTCTTCTCTGGTCCATCAGTGCTTCCCGTATTGTTTTGTTCACATACGGTTTGTCAAGAAGTTCCGGGTTTATACTGAATCCGCAATATCCTAGGTTTGTTCCTTTTATACGTGTTACCATTTCATCGGCAAGCTGTGCCCTTAGATCGAAATAGAATCTTACAGGTTGATCATCTTTGCTTTTGTCAAGTCTTTTCGGGACACCTCTAAGTATTGCTAGGCTTTCGGGAAATGCGTCACGGAATGTAGGTGCTCCAAGACCGTCAAATGCCAGTCTGTTTTCACCGATTCCCCATTTCCGTAGATTGTTTCTTACCCATCGGTTCAAATCCCTAGGCTTTAATGTGTTTGACCATTCTAGGTCTTGTAAGTGATGTCCTATGAAGTGCCCCATTACACAAACGTCACCAAGACCGTATGCTATATCCAGTGTAGCACATTCAAAATAATCGTCAAACACAGGCTGAGATGAGAACATTTCCTCCATTTCGTCACGGGTTATCCACTCGTTTCCCCCTTTTATCAGCTTCCATGAACCTAATGCGTTTATGGATACTTCTTGTGCTGTTCCTCCAAGGTTTTTCTGATAGTCGGGATTGGAAGCCATAAGTATCTTGTTATCTTCCAGCCCGGAAGCTATAAAGGTTATGCTCTTGATGTATCTTTTACAGTTTGTTTCGTCAATTTTGGTATTTTTACCGAATCTTGCGATGATATAATCTTTTGCCTGAGCAAATACTTCTTGTGGGCTGTCACCCCATGCTGTTTCATGTATAGTATCTCCATATTGAAAGAAATATCTTACTTTCCCCGATCTTTCTGGAATTGCTATTCCATCATCGTCTACCCACCATGATACCATTGCTCTCCAGAAATCGCTGTACGGATTTGGGTTGCACGCGCCTATAAGACTTGTTCTTAGTCCTGATGATGAACGCAATACCGTTTGAAGGTAGTTTATGATAGGTTCTGTTGCCTGTGAGCACTCGTCTATCGCTACCTTGACAACGTTACCACCTTGTTGTCTGTCCTTAAATTCGTTTACGCCTTTTTCTCCCGACAAGCAGGCATCACCGAAATAATCATATCGTATTTCACCTCCTGCATCAAGTCTTGAAAGGCGTTTTGAATCAATATACTCACCATAAGGTTCAACCATCTTTGAAACCACTTTAAGAATACCGTCCGCTTTTTCTGCGGATGTCTTATCCTTACGGAAAACAAGTGCTGAAAATGACGGATGGTTGCATGAACTCAGTATATCCATTCCAAGGCATACGGATTTTCCTCCCCCACGATTCCCGTGAAGTATCTTTATTCCTGCCCTGTTCCTTAGAAATGCCTCCTGTGAACCTTTCTGTGGGGCAAGCATATTTACCTTGTACCCCTTGCTTCTTCTGTCCTCTATATATCTTTGGACGAAATCAAGGCTTTTATATGGTATGATTCCCCTTTTGCCATATCGTTTCAGCGATTTGACAACATCCTTAGTCTTTAATCCTCGGTATTTTAAGTCAATTTCTTCCATCGTTTTCTATGTATCCCGCAAATATAATATTTTTTTAAATATTTTTTTGCTTATACACATTTTTTAACTACATTTGCATCGGTAAGAGGTACTTACTGTGCGCAAAGGTCTTGTGCATGAATCACATAAAAAAAATAAATAGTATATGGATGAAAATGTAAAAGTCATTTTTGAAGGTATCAAGAATGCGTTGGGAGAAAGTAGCTCCGTTATTACAGATCGTACAATCGAACAGACAATTAATGAGTTCTCAGCGTTCGCACCGCAGGAAAATGTGGAAAAGTTCTGGAATGAAAGTGTTGTGAATCATTTAAAGAACACTGTGGCAGGTCAGGTAAGAGCGTTTGCGTCTGATAAGCGCAAAGAGTGGGATACAATCAAGGAACAGGAGATATCCAACTTGAAAAAGGAATGGGAAAAATTACATCCTGCACCACAACCGACACCAGCACCGCAACCACAACCGACACCGACACCAGCACCCGAACCGAAACCGTTTGAGTTGCCCGATGATGTCAAGGCTAAACTTGAAGAGTTTGAAAAGTTCAAGAAAGAGTTTGAAGCTAAAGAGCAGGAGGAAAAGCAGAAGCAGATTGTAACTGAAAAGCGCAAGAAGCTGTCTGATTTGATTAAACGCCCGGAAGCGGGTATGCCTAACGAGTTGTTGCGCAACATCATTTTTGAGAACATTCAGATTTCGCCCGAAGAGGAAGATACAAGCATTCTTCTGAAAATACAGGGAAAGTACAATGAAACGTGTACTAAATACACAAAGGATGGCATTAATCCTTTCATCTCTGACAAGGGTGGTTCTAGCGATGTAAAGTCATTCATAGATAGAAAGAGAGAAGAAGATAAGGCTAACAAGGAAAACAACATTGTCAGCCGATATTACAGTAAAATTAACAAATAGTTTTTTTAATTATGAAAGCAGGAGTTCTTGCAACAAGTTATAGTAAGATTGGTGGCGCAAGACATATCTTTTCTAATGATACGTCTTTGCACGTACTGTTGGTAGGATGTAACGTTTCAGTAGAACGTATGCCTACAGTTGGGAACAAACTTCCGGCTGGTACCATGATTAAATGTGATTCCTCAAAGCAGAATGGCGGTGACATTCACTATTCATTCAGAATGTACGAGAAATTGGATTCTGGTACTACGGTAAAAGTTGAAAAAATCATGGGTAATACAGTTGCCAAGGTCGGCATGGTTGTCGGTAAAGCACCTACTACTGCCGCAGGTACTACAACTGGTTTTACCATTAACGCTATTGATTCGTCTCATGACGAATATGACATCCTTACATTGTCTGAGGATGCAGGTGAATTGGAATTGACCGATATTTTGGTTGAAGTTACACAGGTTGGTGCTAACGCAAAATTCAAGGTTATTCCTAATGCTATCCTGCCTTATGATGTTGACACCATTCCCGGTGCCACTCTCTATCCTTTCAACGGTGCATGGATGGTGACAAGTGAGATTTTGGAAAAACGCATTCCGCCCGTAGCTTCGGCAATCAAAAAGGCGATGAAGGATGATGAATCATATCCTTGCGTTTTCCGTTACACATTGTATAACTAATTAAATTTTTTTGTTTTATGCAAAGATCGACATTTAGTTTCTATGATTGGCATTTCTCTGGGGAAATGCAGGAACTTATGGATTATGCCAATCAGAAATTTGATAACGAAAATTGGAGAAGCTACGGAGATTGGGATGTTCCTCAGATGAGCAAATCATGGAACGTGATGGTTGACGAATACACACAAGCTACCCGTCCTGTAATGCTGGCTCCTTTGGCTGAAAAGCCTATTATGGATACTACGGGATTTGAATGGTATTCTGGTCGTATTCCGAAAATGGGTCACGCTATTCAGTTTATGGAAACCGATATCCAGGAGTTCTATGAACTTGACATTCCGCAAGGCGCATTGCTTGACAAGATCCGTGATAAGTGGTACACAAAGATGGAAGCGTGTATTCAAGGTTTCCATACCGAGTTGAACTGTATGACTTATCAGGCTCTTTCTACAGGTATGCTTAACTATACAGCTAGTGGTACTAACTCAATCCCTGTTCAGATTGATTATCGTGTTCCTGCAAAACACAAGTTGAAAGCGTTGAAACAGAGATGGTTTAGCGATACAGACTGGACACCGAACGAGAACGCTGATCCTATTAAAGACCTTCAAAGAATGTGCAAGATTGCCGACAATGACAGTGTGCCATACGATCATTTTGAAATGTCAAAGGATTTGTATGATAATTTCTTGATGCACCCGAAAGTGACAGCAGCAGTACAGGCACGTCTTGTTCCTGCCGCAGCATCTACTACAATCTATCCTATGAACAATCAGGAAATTGTTGATGTGCTGATGAAGGTGTTCTCTATTCCTGTAATTATTCCTGTTGATGAAAAATCAAAATGGAACAAACTCGGTGTGATTGAGGAAGCAAAACCGTCTTTTGAGAAAAACACTGTTGTTCTTGTTCAGAGCGGTCAGTTCTTCCGTATCAAGAACTCACCGTCAATGTATTTGCAGGATACCAACCCGGCTGTACAGATTTCATCTTTGGAAGGCGGACGTATCGCATTCTTGCATCAGTATTCTTCTGAACCGTATGCAGAAAAGAGTTCAGGTGAATTGTGGGCGTGTCCTGTGATGAAGAATCCGAACAACCTTATCATTATGAAGGTTGACGATCAGTCAAATACAGGATTGTAAAAAGTTGAACCATGAAAGTCATTATTGATATAAATGGAGAAGGCACAGCAAAGGGCGCAGGGGAGTATTTCATTGGAGATACTCTCACGCTCCAAGCTATTCCCGAAGAAAGTGTGGAGTTCGGATATTGGCTTATTGCTGACAATGAAACATTGAAGCCGGAAGATAGGCTGAAAGTTTCAGATAATCCGTACACTATTCAGGTTACACCTCAGATAACAGCAAAGGGTAACATGAAGGTAGAAGCATATTTTTATATGTCTATGCGTGAATATCTGAAAGCACAGATTGACTATGAGTTGAAAAACACATCGTATATCAGTGTTGCCCAGAAATGGGGATTCCGTTTGTCTGATGATAGCCGTGAAACGTCTGAGATGAAGAAGGATTTGGCTTATGCTGATTTGTTGCTCATTGTTTGTACTGCCCCTTCAACGATACAGGGAAAGACAAAGAAAGCCGGAAACTGGTCTATTACCGACACAAGCAAGACTATTTCTATCAATGACAAGAAAAGATTGGAGCAACGCGCAAAGGATTTATACGCCAAATGGGGTTTGAATTTGGATGTTGGAACTGATGTTGAAATAACTAGATTAAGATGGTAGTATGGGAAAGAGTATTTTAGGTGAGGATATGTTTCCTGATATGGTGAGAATTTATCAGAACAAGAACAGTTCGGATAAATATCAGACCACCCCGTATTGGGAGATGATATACGAAGGAAGGGCAAACATACAGGAAAAGGATACAGGTTCGGAAACGAATGATGTTGACAAATCCGAATATGCCGCCTACCTAGAAGATAACGATGTAACCATACCTTCCGGGTGTCTGTTGGATTGGCAGAATTTCAACCATCCGTTTTCGGACAACAGTAATAGCTGGCGTGAGATAAAGAAACCTCCATTTAACAATATGGAATTTGGTACGGTAATATACTTTAACCAAATAGAAAACTAGAGTACTATGACAATCAATTGGACGGAAATAATACTTGCTTTGTTGGGTACTAATGGCATAACCCTTCTAACTTCAATGTTAATGTTTAAGCAGAAGAAGGAAAAGATGGAAACTGAAATTGATTCTTCTACCTTGGACAATCTTGAAAAGGGGTTTGCTATTCAGGGTGCTCAGTTGAAGAAGGCGCAAGAGGAAATTTTGAGTTATCAGCAATCTCTCCACAATGCTTATCAGAAGATACAGGAGCTTTACAATGAACTGAATAATATTAAAACAGAACTGAAATGCGCTAAAGATGATCGAGATTTGCTAAAAAAGCAGATTGAGAAACTGAGTAAACCAGTAACAGGAAAGACAAGTACAAAAAATGCAGGCAAATAACAACGATAAAGTATTGAAAGAGTTTGGTAGTAATGTCCAGCTTGCCTTGGATGCTTCTATCATGCAGTTCATGGAGGATATTGCTACGAATATCATGGATGATATAAAAGACTTGGAGGGCTTTACCAACCAAACTTTCAATCTTGAAGATAGTTATGGATGTGGCATTTACAAAGATGGAGTCCTAAAGAAGATTGTGTGGGCAAATGCAACAAAAGTTGCAAATGAGCCTAGGAAACGTAACAATGTCGAGTATTGGGGGCGTGAACTTGCCGAAGATTTCTTCAACAGTTATAAATCCGATGGTTCTGAAAAATATGAACTGGTTGTCGCTGCTGTCATGTATTATGCCAAGTATGTTGAGAACTATCACCTGTTGAACGTTCTTTCAGATTCTTGGATTAAGACAAAGACAGATTTAAAAGGGGGTAAATATACTGTGGTTTTTAAGAAAATTGCAGCTAATATGTTAAACAAATATTTTAAGTGAAGTTATGGGCTACTTTAATCCTTCAACAATAAATACCACCTTGTACAATATTGTATTGGACAAGAAGATTGCTGACGATGTATATAAGGTGCAGCGTCCTGCAAGTGTTGATGATAAGGTAACTAGTTTTATTGTCGTAAACAACAATACAAGAATTGTCAGCAATACCGAGAGCGGCCCCTACGGTCACTTCGGGAAAGGCGAAACGATGGCTACGGTTACTCTGTTTGTAAGGGCATTGCCCGGGAACGTATATCCGTCTGTCATGGATGCGTTGAGTGAGAAAATGGTAGAACTGTTCCCGCAAAAGACTGTGCAGCTTCATTTCGAGATATTTAATGTTTTACCACCAATGTTTGACGGGGTTGGGTTCTATTATATGTCCGTCCTGTTGAATGTTGATATTTCAAAGGATTAGCTGCATGAGAAACGTGAGAAAAAACAGTGGAGGCGCATCGGTAGATACGTTTTCAACAATTAACAATAACTTTTTAAATACAGAAAATAGAATGGCACGAGTAAATTTAGACACTAGCCCTGCTTACTTGAACGGGCAGTCGGCTGCTTTGACATTTGATGCGATTGAAATCACCGATAGTACTCAATATTCAAGTTTTAAGAATCCGAAGATTCTTCCAAATATTGAGTCTGGTACTACGGAATCTTCTGGTACTGACGCTGATACTTCTGAAACAAAGAACGAACAGGGTGCTACCGTATTCCAAAATATCACACCAGGTACTATGGCATTTACCTTTACAGGTATGTCCACTTCAAAAGCCGCTTTCGCTTTCTTTACGCAAGGAGATGAAGCAAAGGTTGAGTTGGAATTAAGTAATTTAACTGATACTGTTGATGCTTTCGGCAAGGGAGCTTCTCAGAAACTGAAAGCGTTTGGTGCAAGCTCATTCAAGCAGTTTGTACGTCCTATCGGTATTATCAACGGTACTGGTGACCGTATGATCTTCTTCCCGAAGGCATCATGGGCTGTCAGCTTCACAGGTGCTCCAAGTAACACTGGATATCTTGGATTCTCCGTTACTGTGACAGCATTGGAAGTTAACACTCAGTATTTGAAAACCATGATGGTTCTCGAACTTGACAATTCGTCGGCTGCTAGTTGATGTAGACGAGTGATGAATTATTAGCCGGGCGTTTTCGTCCGGCTTTTATTGTTTTTTAACTGTTTCTTTTTTATTCGAATTAACTTTTATTGTATTTTTGCAATAAAAAGAAACATAATGAACGATAAGGAATTATCTGAAAAATTGAAGTCGCAAGCTATAAGCCTTGGACTGTGTAAGGAATGGACAAATGGATGGGGAAACCCGGACAAATATGAATTATGCGAGAAATATATCAGAGGCATTGACTTCTGCCTATTTAACAGGTTCCCGTCAAATGAAATAATCAAGAAGGAGTTTGCTGGATTTAGGGAGAAGTTTAATATTTTCGTTGATGATACAAACCTGTTCATAAGCAATCCTAAATGGTCTATTTTTAACGGTTCGTGTGATTGTGTTGTCACATTCAACGATTTCGGTATAGGAGAAATGTATGTCAAGGATAACAGTCGTGTAAGCCTTGTTGCGCTTGATAACAGCATAGTTCATGTTTCTTTGATTGACGATGCCAAACTTGATATTGTATCGTCTAAATATACAAGGGTATTTGTTTATACAAATACTCCAAAGAACATATCGAAGGTAGATGTGAAAGGAAAATTAATGATTAAACCGTTCAAGTTAGTTTAAGAAAAATGGGAATATTCAACTGGAAACAACCTGACTTAGATGATCAGATAAAGATGCAGAAGTTTGCCACTCATAAATATAAAGAAGTTATGGTTGGTAACAAGAAATTTAAAATACGCGGTCTTCGTTTGGGGGCATACGATTATATTGTGGATAAACTGCTGATTCGTGATATTATCAATCCAGATACAGCAAAGAAAGAAATGATTGCAATAATGAAAAATGATGCGTCTATTCCATACAAAGTTGCTGCGGCAGGAATATTAAATAACTATTGGTTTTTTGAAATCATTCCTTTTGCAAGACGTATATATGCTTGGTGGTTAAGCAGGCATTATGACCACAAGGAACTCACTCCGTTGATAGAAGCCATCGTGGAGGGGGCTAATGTGGGAGATTTTTTTACAAATACAATCCGTTTAGCGTTCTTGATAGATACGACAGCGACATTAAGCAAGAAGGATGCCATGAAATTATCTCTCGATGCAAAATCGGCTCAAGAGGATCTATCCAAAAAGATTTCCCCCAATTCAGAGGAGATTTAAAGCTATTCGGAGGTTTGGTAGTAATTAAGGATTGGGCTTTATTATGGAAATATTCATGGAGTTATATACAGGCTGTTATAATAGACCAGCCTAAACTTGATTATCATTTTGAAGAGAAAATGAAGTTATATAAGGCTTCTCTTACAGATGATTTATACGAGAAAGCTAACATGAATGCAAGTGGTTTTATAGGTAGATTCAAAGAGTATAAGCCTAAAGAAGAACATCCTGATATATTATTAAAAGACGTTTTGCGATGATTAATTGTTATAATCCTCAAATATATCCCCTCAAATTATATGTTGCTGTAGGGGATGATCAATGGAAAAATATTAATAGAAAATTTTCCAATTACAATCATAGTCCGATAGATGTATCTCAAGAAATTGAGGGTTGTGACGCAATGACTATTCCTGTAAGAGAGAAAAGTACAAATAATTTAGGTGTACTTATTTGGCTATCAAATGATGGCATAAGGATAAAGACTGTAGCTCACGAATCAACTCATTATGTTTGTGATGTGTTTGACTATTGCGATATTTCTATGGGTTATAAAAATGGACAAGACGAGCATTTTGCATATCTTTTGGGATGGTGTGTAGAATGCGTAATGAATAGTGTTACAAAATATTTAAAAAAAAATAATTATGAAGATTAGTTTGTTTATTGGCACTGACATACAAGCGGACACTAAAGATAAAATTAAGGCAATTACATACTAATTTACACATATTTAACTAAATTAGTTATGTCATAATTTAATTTATAGTTATATTTGTGATATGAAACGAGCATATAAATACAGACTTAATCCTACTCCTGAGCAGATTGTTTTCTTCAACAAATCTTTCGGGTGTTGTAGGTTTGTATATAACTATATGCTCGGTAAACGTATAGAAGCGTATCAGCGTGACAAGACGAAGATAGGATGGGTTGAACTGGCTAAGATGCTTACAGAACTTAAAAAGGAAGATGGGAAGGAATGGCTTTCGGAAGTATCAAACGAGTGCCTGCAACAATCCATAAGAAATATGGACAGTGCGTTCGTGAAGTTCTTCCGTGAAAAGGCAGGATTCCCAAATTTCAAGGCGAAGCATTACAGCCGACAGTCATACAAGGCTATAAATTCGGTGTCTGTTGACCTTGACAACAACAAGGTAAGACTTCCAAAGATCGGATGGGTTAAATTCTTTCCAAACAGGAAGTTTGACGGTAAAGTATGTTCTGTCACGGTAAGCAAGACACCAACAGGTAAATATTTCATTTCTGTTCTTGTTGACGATGGAAAGGAAATACCTGTAAAGCCTGCTGTCAGATATGATACGTCTATCGGTATAGATGTCGGTATAAAGGATTTTGCAGTTTGTTCGAACGGTGATGTGTATGCCAATCCCAAATATCTTGAGAAATCGGAAACAAGACTAAAGGTGTTGCAAAGAAGATTCTCAAAGACAAAGAAAGGTTCCAACCGAAGAGAACGGGCAAGAAAAATCCTGGCAAGACAGTATGAGAAGGTTTCCAACCAACGCAACAATTTCCTGCATCAAGTCACATCAAAGATTGTCCGTGAAAACCAAACGATAATCATTGAGGATTTGAATGTAAAGGGTATGTTGAAAAACCACCGTCTTGCAAAATCTATATCATCCGTTTCATGGAGCGAGTTTTTCCGACAGCTTGAATACAAGTGCGAATGGTATGGACGCAACCTTATACGTATCGGACGTTTTGAAGCAAGTTCCAAGACGTGTATATGCGGATACGTTAATAGTGAATTGAAACTCAGTGACCGTGAATGGGTTTGCCCGAAATGCGGAAGGCACAATGATCGTGACATTCTCGCTTCGGTAAACATCAAACGGTTCGGACTAATATCACCCTTGGTAGAAGGGGTTGAGGACGTGGAGTGGTCGGCAGTAGTCGGGACGGTGAAACGTCAATATGTATGTGTATAAACGTATATAATTACCTTACCTTACCTAAGCCCGAAAGTTACACGAACTTTCTGGCTATTTTGTAACCTGAAAACAATATGAAACCGATACCTATGTATCCAAGATTGATTAGTATTTTTTGCCATTTAGACAATTCCTTTTCTACCTTTACTTCTACAATTTTTTCTACGGTTATTGTCGAATCTTTCGTCACTACCGTTTCTTTTTCCAAAGATGGAATACTGTCTTGTAGAAAGTCTTTCTTGTTTTTCAAACTATGAAAAAGCCTGCCATCCGACATTATTTTAGCGTCTGATATGGCTAATGATGTTTCCAAGTGTGAACTATCTTCAAATGTTGTATGTTGTATGTGTTCTGTTGGAAGAGTTATTATTTTTGATTGCCATACTACTCTTTCCGTTACTGTCGTGTTGTGGTCTACTATAGTTGTATTTGTCGAAGATGGAAGTAGCTTGCGTGAACAAGAACACGACAGTAACAAAAAAAATAGCAATATAGAAAACGGCTTATTCATGTGCGTTTTATTGTTAAAAACATTAAATCATATTATAAATCTGAAATTCATTTATTCGTCACATCAATCAACCCATATGAAATATATTTCAATTTCTTATAAGAAACATCTTTCTTGTTGCTTCCATTGTCTTTTAAATTAATGTTTATTCAACATAAGTCGGGATTACTCCCGTTAAATACCCATAGCCAATGTTGGATGAGGTTTTCATAAGCAGCACCGTTTCACCGAATACGCTACTCCTTTTAACCACTTAACTTAGAGCTACAGACTTGGGTAAACATCCGTAGGTAACTATATATCATTCTCATCCAACGTAGCACTCAAAGTGCTTAGGCTAATAACCTGACTCCAAATGAAGCATATATAAAATATACAGTAAACTTTAATATCTTATATATTATTCGAGGTTATCTACTAGATTTGTTGCGATAAGCGAGATAAATTCCTCCTTCGGTATTTCCAATGCTTCGGGAGAGTTCCATTTCACTTTAATTGCACCGTCAGTACCAATAAGTTCAATGATTTTAGCGAATCCTTCAAAAGCGAATTTTCTAGGCTTCATATCACATTCCTCTTTCATTTTCTCTTGGTATGCTTCGGAGTATGCTTTGTTCAGTTCTTCTGTTTCCTTGTTGAAATCTTCTTCTGTTTTTCTGATTTCATCCGCTTCTTTCTTTTCCTCTTTTGTCGCATCTTCCTTACCGTCAATCTCTTTCATGCGATTGATTTTCTGTGCGCGCTCGTCATATCCTTCCTTCTTTATTTCTTTAAGAACCTGTTGCATATCATCATCGAATGCTTTTGTAGCTTTGTCGTAAGCGACACGCATAAGCATGATTTTTGCTTTCAGTTCTGATGGAAGTTCCTTCCCTTCTAGTGATAAGGGGATATTCAAGAGAGTTAATCTCTTTAAAAACATTTCTTGGTTCGTCATTTTTCTTGCCTTTTTTAGATTGAAACTGATGAGATTCCTTTCGTGTTAATGTATTTTTTCACATCGGTTACGAAAGAGTTGATGATGGTAATGATAGCAATTTGTGCTTCCAAATCGGGATGATCGTTGTAGTTGATTGCGATACCACCGTTCTGATTGAAATAGAATGTGGCGAGTTGGTTCTCTGATTCCAATGACTTCACCTCTCCGCCATCAAATGAATCAATGTTTTTTCCGTTTGATACGTTTACATTCGCATTCACCTTGTATTGTTTTTCCACATTAGCTTCATTGCTGAATGTTACGCTGGCTGAATTTACGCCAACGAGTGTTACTTTGTTTTCTTCTATAGCCATAGTTAAAAAATTATTTTACTGCAAAGATAACATAATCGTTTTTATCCACAATTTTTAATATGTTAAAAAATACTAATGGATTTTTGTTTGTTGTAAATCATGCTCTTGTGCTTATTTTTGCTATTTTTGCAATAATTAAAAAACAATAACTATGGCTGATGTTGATTTAGGAGCATTAAAGTTTAAGATTGGGCTAGATGATTCCGGTCTTGACAAACAGATAAAGGATATACAGAAGAAGTTGCAGGACACCTTTAACCAGGAGATGTCCTTCAAGCCTATGTTGACCGATATAGGCAAAATGAATGACGAACTTAGCGAGGTTGTAGATAAGATAAACAAAGCGAATGAAAACGCATCCAATGTAGGGAAAGGAAAGTCGAACAAGAAAATGGATATACTTGTTCAGATGGAAGAATTGTCAAACAAGATTGTCGAAGCGACAAGGGAGTATGACAAGCTGGAAAAGACTTACCGTAACCTAGGCAATGCAGGCGGAGATAAGGGGATGGCTACAAGAAAAGCCAATCTTGAAAGTCAGAAGAAAGCGATAGATGATCTTGTGGCTGAATTGAACAGACTGAAAACGGCATATTCCCTTACTGCTAACAGTACGCCTAAATTGTCCATTTCCGATGAAAGAGAACTTAACCTTCTACGCCAGCAATACGAGATGGAGATTGCACGGACAAAGGAGATGGATAGACAAGCATCAAAGCAGGAACAGGCGAATAAAAAGATGCAGCAGACCAATCAGAAGTATCTACAATATCTTTCTGGTCAGTCTGGACTTGCCCTTGGTATGCCTGAGGGAAGTGCTGAGGACTTGAACAAGAAAATTGCTGCCATACAAAAACGCCTTGAACTATTGAATAAATTTAAGGTTGATATTCCTTTAAACAGCAATCAGATAACAAAGGCTGACGCTCTTATTCAGAAATTGCAAGGCAGATTGGAGAAGTTGCAATCATCTTTAAGAAAAACATCAACGAATGAATTGTTGAGCATCAATCCTACGTCTATCAATCAGGCTAACAATCTTATTTCTGAATTAACGAACAGGCGTAATGCGCTTAATACGACTGACGCAAACTATAACCGTACCCTTACTCTTCTAAACAGGAAGATACAGGAGCATAACAAGTTTGTAAACGAAGCCACATTCTATGGAACAAAGATGCAGCAGACCAATCAGAAAAATGCTGCAAGTTCAAAGGAGTTTTCCGAGGAACTGACAAAGCAGAGCAGAATGATGCGTGAGTTTGTTAATACGATAAAGACTTATGCCGGGTTCTACTTTTTCAGAGATATGTTTCAGGAACTTGTTGCCATTCGTGGAGAGTTCGAGTTACAACAGGTGTCATTGCGTGCCATCATACAGGATGCAAGACGGGCTGACCAGATATTCAGTCAGATTAAGGGTCTTGCTGTAATATCTCCTTTCCAGTTCAGTGATTTGGTTGGATATACTAAACAGCTTGCCGCATTCCAGATACCTGTCAACGAATTGTACGGTACAATGAAAAGCCTTGCGGACGTTTCCGCAGGTCTTGGCGTGGATATGGGGCGTATCATTCTTGCCTATGGCCAGATAAGAAGCGCAGGTGTGTTAAGGGGACAGGAATTACGCCAGTTGACAGAGGCCGGTATTCCTGCATTGGATTCATTGAGAAAAAAACTGGAAGAAGTAAGAGGTGTGGCTCAAACTACTGATGATGTGTTCAACGCCATATCAACACGTCAGATTCCTTTCGAGTATATTCGGGAGATGTTTACCACAATGACGGAAGATGGTGGTATGTTCTACAAAATGCAGGAAATACAAGCTGCGTCTTTGAAAGGTATGGTAAGTAACCTTGCCGATTCATACAAGATTATGATGAATGACATAGGCGAGGCGAATGATTCCGTTCTGAAAGGTATCGTTGGAAGCATAACCGATGCAATGAACAACTGGAGATACTTCTCTAAAGCAATAGAGGGCGTTGCTGTCGGATATGCCGCATTGAAAGGATTGCAGATGGCTAGAACGGCTATGCTGGGAAAAGAAGTTGTTGCAACAACTAATGCAATTAAGGCTGAGAAATTACGGGAAGCACAGTTGCTTAAACAGGCTGCGATGTACAGAACGCTCACTACTGCCGAGAGATGGAAGATAGCTACAGCATCCAAGCTGTCTGCCGTAGAGATAGCTGCTGCCGTTAATTCGGGAAAGATGTCGGCAGAGATGGCAAAACGTATTCTTGCCACGAATATGCTGACACAGGCTGAACGTCACCTTCTTGTCACCGAACTTAAACTGACAGGTGCGGAAGCTGCAAGAATGTTGTCTATGACAAAAACGACAATGTTGATGAACAGATTCAAACTGGCAACATTCGGTTTGACAAATTCATTGAAAACATTGTGGCTTACGATAAAGGCTAATCCGCTCATGACGATACTTACCGTTGCAGGACTTGTGGCGGAAGCGTTTCATGTGATGTCTGCACGTTCGGAAGAGTTCAATCAGAAGATAAAGGACAGTGCAAAGTCTTTCCGTGAATCATACAGTGACTTGCAAAAAGACCTTGACAAGATAAACTTCGACAAACTCACCCCGGAAAACCTTGAACAGCTTGACACGAAACAGTTGCAGTCGTATGAGGAAACACTGACTGGAGTATTGTCTAAATATGGCAATATGGGGCAGTATATAGTACAAAATAGCAAGAAAATAGATGATCAGAAATCTCGTGTCGAATATCTGCAAAAGTCGGCATCGGAACTAGAGCAGGTTTATAAACGTGCTGCCGAAAATGCGGATATAATGTTCAAGGCGGATAAGGCAACATCTACGGGCGTATTTGGCGATTCATTCTCTGACATGCTTAAAGATTACGAGGAATCGTCTGTAAAACTCACTTCGGCAAGTAAGGATATGGAAGAGTTTCGTGGTCAGATAGTACAGGCATCCAAGGAGATTATAAACATGGGTAAGGGTACTAAGGAATGGAGAAACGAACTTACCGAACTGATAAACAAAGGGGCTTCGGCAGCTACTATTGTAGAGAAGATACGTTCTTTGGCTGAAACGTCAGGAGATGCACGGACATTTGAAATATTCAAGAACAAAGCCCATTTTGACAGTGAGGAATTGTTGAAGGAGTATGAGAAATTGAGGATGGGCATCACGGATGAAGTAAAAAAACTTGAATCATCCTTTAATTTATTTGCAAAATATACTGAGAAAAAACTTAAAGATGTATTTGGCAATATAGATGTAAAAAACCTTACTGATGAGCAACAGAAACAATTAAAGATACATCTTGATGAATTTGCAGTAGCTAATGAATTAGGGGAAAATGCCCGAAAGAAATTGAACGAACTGGCAAAAGAAAGATGGCGTATTCAATTTGAACTTGACGATAGGGAAGCGCAAGCAGGATTGACAGGATGGAAGAAATCTCTTGACGAGATTACAGGAAAAGCATGGACTATAACAATCAAAACGTCAGATGTAAAGACTGTAGAGGATTTTTTCAATGCCGTAAAAAAGGAATATAAGGATTCAAAAAGTACGATAGAAAACTATCAGAGAACTATTGATAAATTTACCAAAGAGGGAAAGCTGAAAAAAGTAGGTGATAAATACCAAATGACAGGATTGGTAGATCCCGAAGAACTTGAAACATTAAGACAAATAATAAGCGAGTTTAACGCTGCCAACGAAGCGATGTCAAAGGCTACGGGAACGGCAAAACAATTCAACCTTGAACTGGAAAAGCAGAAGAAGGAAGCACAGAAAAGAGATCCTCTTGCTGATCTTTGGAAAAACAGGTTGTCATTGCTTGAATCCGCCTATTCCAAGTTCAAGGATTTGAGCATTAACATAGGTAAGGAAGAAGCCAAAAAGCAGATTGAAGCCATATATGGTTCACAGGCGTTAAAACTTGGCGTGGATATTGTATATGACAAACAGGCTATTATTGACAATTATAACAAGGCGGCAAAGGAATTAGAAACACGTGTTCCACAGGATGCTGTTAAAAATGCAAGGAAAGCAGCCGAATTGTCCTCTGAAATTTATGTTGGTGCAGCCAAGAAGGTGATGAAAAGAATTACGGATGAGTTTGACAGATACAGGAACAAGTATGACTTTTACAGTGACATACTTGGAATAACGGGTGATTCCGAACTTGCCTTAGACCTTGCCGTTCAGTTCAGTGGTGATACATCTACTATGGCTGAAAGTTTTGCGGCAGGGATATACAACAATCTGCAATCCGCATTGGCAGGAATGAATCTTGACCTTGATGTTTCTGTCGTACCAGACACATCTTCATTCACCTCAATGAACCAGTATATCAATCAGATACAGGAAGCCATTAAGGGGAATAAGAATATCGGAGAAGATCAGAAAGAGGTTATCCAAGGAATGATTGACGCATGGAAAGGCTATTTCGGTGAGATGGCAAAGCAATATGCGAATGACCTTGAAAAATATGGTGACTACTACACCCAAGTTGATATTATCAGAGAGAAGTACCGTCAAAGGATTGAAACGGCAAAGGGTATGGGCAACACTTCATTAACTTCCGCATTGCAGAAAAGCGAAGAGATGGACTTGTTCAAGCTGACCACAGACTATCAGAACTTCTTCGGTGCTGTTGAAGCGATGTCTATGGAGGCTGCAAATACCGTAGCTGACAAGGTAAGGGAAATGCTCAACAGTGCGTTCAGGTCTGGTGCTATTAGCGCAAAGGAATACATGAAGGAACTTGAACGTGTGGACAAGCAGATAGAGAAGATGATGAAGAACAACCAGTCTGACTTGCAGACATACATGAAAGAAGGTATTGAAGGTCTGTATAACAAGCGTTATGATGCAGGAAAGTCAAAGATGATGGCAGGCATGAATGATATGCAACAGGCTATGGCTGACATCGAAAATGCTTCCAAGGCATACGAGGACGCGATGAAGAATGGTGATGAAGAAGCTGCCAACGCTGCGTTGAGTGCCAAGTCGGAAGCTGAATCAAGATATAAGAGCGGACAGGAAGCTGTCAAGACTGGTAAAGGAATGATGGCTGCCGCACAGAACGCTTTGCAGACGGTGAATCTTATCGACTTTATCATAACCAACATATACAATGCCATAAAAGCCATACAGCAGATAATAGCATCCGTGTCCAACCTCATGGATTCTATGGGTAAGGATACCGAGAGCGGATTTATGCGAGAAATGAACCAGTTCTCGGAAGCTATGGGAGTTATGAATGAAGGCGTGAAGAAATCATGGGATTCATTCAAAAGCGGTGATTTTGCAGGTGCGATAGGCTCGGCAATATCCATGCCTCTTGATGTTATCGCTACGTTTAACAGACAGCATGACAAAAGGCTCCAAAAGCATATAGAAGATCTTGAATTTGAATCAAAGAAGTTGACCAATATATATAATATGCTTGAAAAGGAATTTGAGCACATTATAGACCCGGCAAGACTTGATGAGGTTACATCCCAACAGGTATCAAATCTGAAAGAACAGTTGCAAATTCAAAAGGATATTCTAGCAGCCGAAGAAGATAAGAAAAAGTCAGATAGAGAAAAAGTAGAAGATTACAAACAGACAATAAAAGAATTGGAGTATGAGATAAGATATTATACGGAAACGCTTGCCAGCGAATTGTATAGCATTGACTTGAAAGATTGGGCTAGCCAGATAGGTGACGCTCTTGTCGAAGCATGGCTGAAAGGTGAGGATGCTGCAAAGGCTTATAAGGACACTGTGGCAGACGTTATGAGAGATGTTGTTAAAAGCTGGGTACAGCAACAGTACATAGAAAAGGCAATGCAACAGGTACAGACCACACTGTTCGGAGCAGACGGAAAAGGTGGTATGTTTGCGGATAACAAGATAGATAAGGATGAACTTATAATACTAGGAAATGTAATGGGTTCATTGGAATCAGCCTTTGCGGAAGCCGGAGGTGTAGTCAATGAGATAAACAACGCCCTTGGTGGTATGCTTACCGAAACGGAGGAAAATGCGGAAGGTCTGTCCAATGCCATTGCAGGAGTTGACGAGAATACGTTCAACCAGGCATTGGGTTATCTTAACGGGATGAGATACGAAATGGTTGTCCAAAGCGATCTTCTCCGTCAGTTGGTATCGTTAAACGGTGGTTCGGCAGGAACGGGAGGAACGAATATGACAGCCATACAGCAGTCACAGTTGGAGGTTCTCACCCAGCAGCTTGCCGCAACTATGGCGATAAAGACAGCACTCCTAAGTGTCGTTTCCATTGCCCCAAGGTCAGGCGGAAATGCGATAAAGGTTATAATTGACTAAAATAAACGCCCTGCTAGCTTCACAGTTGGCAGGGCGTTCCAATTTGATTATGAACAAAAAATCCAATCATTTGAGGTGCTTAGCGGAATCGAACCGCTGTTGTCGGTTTTGCAGACCGTTGACTAAACCACTCATCCAAAGCACCGATTGTTATGCAAATATAGAAAAATAATTTTTAAATTTACATAAACTTTAAGACTATTTTTGTTATTTTTGCACTAATAAACAATGTACACGAATGGCTATATCTAAATATTTTATAAAGAAAGGAAGCGATACGGCAAAGGATTTGTATGCCACATACAGGCTGTATATACTTGAAAGCAAGGGATTATGGGATTTGCCGACAAGAAAGGAAGCCTATGCCGAAAAATGGTATGACAAGAACGGTCAGAAGGTGTACGAACCTGTCACGCCTGTTTACCAGCCAACGGAAGGAAGCATAACATTTGCCGCTTTGGGGGATGTGGAAACGGTAAAGACGAATATCCGTTCGTTCTATTCATATATAACCAACGTTATTCCTGCATTACCAGGTACGTCTTACGGATCGTCCTCATTTTCCATATGGAATGATGTATGGGGTGAATCGGCAAAGCAGGTGATAAGATGCACTGGATTTGAAACAGGTGCAAAGCTGAGTTATCAGGACGTTCAGGACTTGCAGAACCCAGACCGACTTGTGTCCGCTTATACATTTTCGTTAAATTTCAGTATTGACCAACCAACGCTTTAAAGACCAATGATTTTACAGATTAGAAGAGGGAATAAGGTTATTGCGGAGAGTGCTGATTTTTCATACAGCCCGTCTTTGCAGGAAGTGAGAAAATTGACTTGTGAAGTCGTTTCCGTTGTTCCGATAGAGTTCAAGGCATACAACTCAAAGAGCGAATCGGAATACGATACAGTCGTATATAACGGTAATACATTCATCCTGTATCAAGCCCCATCGGGAGATAATCTTAACGAAGCAGGAAAATACAAATACTCCCTTCTGTTTTACGGTAAGGAAGTATTGTTGCAGAATGTAGCGTTTCTTGACATAGTAAGCGGAACAGGCGGTGAGATAAACAAGATAAGATATACACATGGCGGTCTGTTCCAGTTTTGGGGTGATGCAAAACAGCTTGCCGCACGTATAGAAGCGAATATACAGTCTTACAATGCGTCATTGGGCGCAGGATATACAGGCATTGGCACATGGACGCTTAATGTGGATGCGGAAGGCGAACTGACAGAGGATATGATTGACATAACCGATGGCACCAACCTGTTTGAAGCATTGAAGAACTTCTATGACAAGTTTTATCTCAATTATTACTTCTCAACCACAGCAAATGGTGGGATAATAACCATTACAGACAAGACAAGACCGTCCGTAAACTGGACATTCAAGCAGGGTGACGGTGGGGGTGCTGTAAAAGTTTCCTCTTCCGTAGACACAAGCACACCTGTTATAACCCGAATCATACCACAAGGCGGAAGCAGGAACGTTCCTCCCGAATACAAGAAAGACGCTAAGCCTGCCGATGAATCACGCTATTGCCCGTACATCCTTCTTCCGAATGATTCTGACGGGAATATAAGATATTATATTGACAGCGAATACGGATTGAAGAACTATGGTGTGAGAGGGAAAACCATATCAAACACGTTCAGTGGGATATATCCTTCCATCAGAGGAAGAAAACTTGGAGATCTGTATCCGTCAGGACTTCCCGAATGGGATACATACAAGGCGGATGGAGAACCTGACCCTCAATCCGGGAAGGTGGCAGGTGAGGGTGCTAGCGCATCTACACGAATAGATAAGATTATCGGGTCTACTCCTATAAAGAGTGATGATAGTGACAGTTTCTTCATTTATATGACCTCTCCCGGATTCAACCTAGGGTACAAGGTATATGAGGACGGTGATTCATCCGACAAGATAAACGATAATGTACAGTCCCAGTACAAGCCCCATGCTATGTTTGACAAGTACAGGGATTTTGAGTGTTTTGATATATATAGTACAAGGGCATATTATGACCAGCCTGTAAAGGTTACTGCCACATTCTCCGGGAAGATGCTTTTCAGCATATTACCCATAGGAAGTGATGCTGTAGGGAAAAAGGTGAAGATTAACCTACGTATGGTTACGAACCGTGTATTGGGTCAGGCTTCTCCTTTGAAAGAGGTTGTTATCGGAGAGGAAGGTGCTACAGGTATGCTTGAAATACCTTACGACAAGACCGCCCTTGTAGGATATATAGAAAAAGGTCAGAATACGACAGTCACCATACGTGTTGAGTTCACGTTTGATTCCGATGTTCCTGCCGGAAGCTGTAAGATAGGCTTTAGTGAGGAAATGACCTGTAACATACATTTCGGCAATCAGGACGGTTCGCAGGATAGGTTCTATTATAAATATGCTTCTGTAACGGACGCGGTGTTCAGTATGCGTACAGGAACTTATACAGGAACGGAATTTAAGATAAACAAAAACGGTATTATTCCTCTTTATGGTGAAGTAAACGGTGATACGGGGGAAACGGAAGAGGATGTTGCCATGTTTAATAAGGGGGCACGATATAAAATATCATGCTACAGAACGGATAGCGACAATGCCAAACTTCCGCTTTATACGGATGGTAAATCTCCTTCAATTGCAGCAGGAACGGAGTTTGTCATTCTGAATATCGTCATGCCCGAATCTTATGTGACAATGGCTGAGAACACGCTTGAAAAGGCGGCTCTTGACTACCTGTCAAGATATGACCATGAGAACCGAACCGTTTCACTTGACATATCTAGCGGATTTGTCGCAGAGCATCCTAATCTTTTCATTGACTTCATAGAAGGAAATATGCTAAAGGTAAGGGATGATGGAATAGGCGTGTTCGATTTCTCTGATAACGGTCAGATAGTGGATATGCAGTTACAGATACAGTCTTTGGAGATTAAATATTCCAAGGAGAATATGTTTCCGTCATATTCATGCACCATTGCAAGAAGAAAGATACTGTCTTTCTATGAACGGCTGGCACAGGAGAATCAGACCGCTTCAACACAGAATACGACAAATGTAACATTAGGTGGAAGTGGTACGGGAAGCGGAACAAATATTTTCTCTGAACAGCTACTTAATGACCTTATTGCATCGTTTCAGAAGTTCAACGGATGGTTTGAATGGGATGAAGTAAACCAAGCGTTACGATGCAAGTCAGCGTTCTATACAAACCAATGGATATCAGCGTTGGGCGCACAGAGTGGTAGCGGAGAACCGGGAGGTGGTGAAGGCGGACTGATTAAGGCCGTGTACGGATTTGCCGATTTAGGTAAGACGTTTGACGATTCCAACCTTAGCAATACATTCAACGCATATACCATCAACGAGATATGGAAGCTAGCCAAGGAAGGTGGTGGTATAAAGAACATCACCCAGACGGGAAGTGGAAATGCCGTAACAAACATGACACTTAGTTCTGACGGAAAAACCATTACTGCTGTATTCGGGGAAACATTCGCTAGACAACAGGACTTAGGCACGCTTAACAATACCGTAACACAGTTAAGCAATAAGCTGAACAACTTCCTAGAAGGAAGCGATGCCGATAACATCATCAACAAATGGAAAGAACTTGAAGCGTTTCTTGACGGTCTTACGGAAAGCGACAACCTAGCCGAACTTCTTGCACTGAAAGCGGACAAGACCATAACGATAAGTGCAGGAACTGGTCTTACGGGAGGTGGAAACCTGTCCGCAAACCGCACATTGTCACTGGCTACCACGGGGGTGAATGCTGGTACATATACGAAAGTTACAGTAGACACCTACGGGCGTGTTACAGTTGGTGATAATCCTACCACATTGGCAGGGTACGGGATTACTGATGCCGTTACCTTGACTACCAACCAAACCATATCTGGACAAAAGACATTTACCAAGAATATTCTGATGAATAGTGGTATCGGTCTGTCTTATGGCGGAAATATCGCTTTCCGTAACACGGCAGGTAATACCGTCATATCAAGCTATGGAAATGAGGGTATGATTTATTTCCGTCCTAATGGAGATACGTCAGATGTAGGAGTAATACAAATAAACAAACAAGGACACCTCAATGGCGTTTCAGCAGGATTTACAGGTGGCGTTTCCGCAGCACGACTTACAGCAAACGAATATATACAGATAGGAGATGCCCAACTTGTTTACGATTCTGCAAACAAGGCTCTGAGAGTGAAGCATAGAACAGACGGAAACACGGTAGGATTCTACTCGGACGGTTGGGTATCTGCTCTTGGCGTGAAAACAGGTGGTAGCGGTGGTGGCAGCGGTGTTGTAAATACCGTTTACAGCTTCGCAAACCTTACTGACGGCACAACCTTCTCCGATTCAGACCTTGACAATACGTTTAATGCGTACACGATAAAGAAACTGTACGACATGGCTGGGCAGGGAGGACTTGACGCTGACGCTATGTGGGCTGAATTGAAAAAGGCTGATTCAAGTAAAGTCATAGATGCAAGTCATATCCCTACTTCCGTATTGGACGGTAGATGGGTGACTTTATCCACCAACCAAACTATTACAGGGCAAAAGACGTTTACGCAAAATATATTATTCAGCAACAATATAACAGGGATAAGGAATACGGCAGGTAATCTTGTATTCGGTGCAGGAAATGAGAATATCTTCTGTATTTTAAATGACTATGTAGGTCCAGTAGAAGCAAAAAACAACAAGTTGGTATTAGGTAATAATGTTGGTTATTGGAAAAGGGTAACGGCTGGGCAGTATATTTCTAAGGTTGCCACAGGGTTATCACCTTTGATAGTTTCAAGCAATACAACCGTAGATAATCTAAGTGCGGATTTGTTGGACGGATACCATGCGTTCGGCACATCAAACGCCCTTATAAAATACGGATATACGGTAGGAGGCGATAAACCTGCATGGTGTAGAATAGCTACATACTCCATACGTAATACGGAAACAATGACAGACGTTTGCTTTGTGCTGCACTCATCCTTTAGTGATTTGTTTGGTCTGTTGGTTGTTAAAACTAGGGGTACGTCTTATGTGCAAAGTCAGTTGATGGTGGCATACAATATCAATACGTCAAACATACGTATCTATCATGATGCGGAAAAGAAAAACATAGAACTGTACTGTTATGCTGGAAGTAACTATTCCATAATACAAGCCAATCTGTTATACAGCCATGACCGAAACGGAGGGGCTAATACGAATATAACGCTATACCAAGCAGATACAAAAGCACCGTCATGGAGCACTTATGTAAATCCTGGATTTGCAAACTTGCAGAACTCTTCTGAAGCTGCTAAAAAACTGCAAACCCCAAGGACTTTATGGGGGCAGTCATTTGATGGTACGGCTAACGTAAGCGGAAACATGACAGGTGTCGGTAGCATTAACATGAGCGGTCAGCTTACTTCTACCGTAGCAAGTGGTACTGCTCCGTTTATTGTGGCAAGCAATACGGTTGTGGGTAATCTTAATGCAGACCTTCTTGACGGATTTCACGCTGAAAGGTTCTTGTTAAGTGTAGGTAGAAGTGATGGTACTTTTGACTTAAATACTTATTCTGAAAGAGCAATTAAGGAAATAAGAACAACAGAACAAGCTACAAATAACGCCCCTTTTGCTGGATATGGATTATTAGCTAACTTATGGGATTCCAATAAATTTGCTGCATTACAGATAGGAGGAACTAGTACAGACTTGTTTTTTAGAGGAAAACATGATGGTACTAATAAGATAACGTCTGCATGGCATAGATTATTACATACTGAAAACTATGCGTCTATTGCTGACGGACGCTACGTAAAGAAAGCAGGTGACACCATGACAGGGGATTTGGCGATGGATACTAACAAAGGATTTTATATTCCTCATAGAACAAGAGTGGTTAAAACTTCGGGCAATTGGATTCACGGTGGTGGTGATACAGCTTCTTCAACCGATGCGAACTTACGTTTTGCATCATGGTATGGAATTGGTTGGTATCCTACGATAGATTCTACCAGCGGTGTAAGACAAGGAAACAATGCCATGTGGCTGAATGTAAGAACAGGGGTATTAGATGTACACAGCAACATTACTTCCCATAATGGTTATCTTGCTGCAAACTGGGATTCGGCTAGACGGTTGGTATTGGGCAGTGGAAGTTCCTATGCTTATATTGATTCAAGAAATTCAAGCAATGATGTATTATGTGATATCGTACTGCAAGATAACAAGGTTGTAATAGGTAATCATGCTGAATCGAGCAGGTTCGTGTCCGTAGTAGGCACAGGCACAGCACCTTACCAATGTTCTTCTACTACATTGAATACCAATTTAAATGCGGACATGTTGGATAATTGGCATATAATGGATATACCTAGAAATTATAATTCCACCGCTACTTATTCATTACAGTTCGCTCTTGGTGGTACTGATAATGGTTGGAAAAAGATATTCGCTTGTTCTGAATCGGGAGCCGGACCATATAGGTCAGTAACGGTTTGGGGAAGGATATGGTACGCCTATGGAAATCATGCAGAGGATGAAGTCAGAAGTTATCACTTCTGCGCCATCTTCCAAATGAGAGGTGGCCCTTCTTCTTCTAACAACAATGTAGGAAATATTTTAAATTCAGCACGTCTTTATCTTCCTATATTCGCAAAAGGAATGGATAATATCCGTCTTGTACGTGTAGGGACAAACAAATTTGAATTGCAGGTGCGTCAGATTGATTCACACCACAATGGGCACATACAATACCAATATTGGGCTAACGGTGCTAACGCTTCCGCATGGAGAGGACTGCAATCCACATCCAATACGTCTGTGGCTGTATCGGCTGGAGGTGCTTTCACGTTGGCTGACAATAGGGCTTCTAGTGCGGATGTATGGACTACTACCAGAACGTTCTATATACAGGATTACCATTCTGCCAATACTGGAGCAGGAGTTAGTGTAAACGGAGGTTCAAACTGTTATTTGAAGTTACCGAGCACAACTAGATTTTCCCGTATTGATTTTTCCACACCAAATGCGAATATCCGGCATAGTGGGAACGACAATGGAAATGAGGTTGGAAGTTCGACCTTATCAAATCTTGTCATAGATTCATGGTATGGCGTTTCATTTACTACTACTTGTTCTAGCACGTATCAGAACAAGATAGCCATGTCAGTGAACTGCCGTACAGGGCGTGTCACAGCGAACAATTTCCATGCTGCAACTAATATTACAGCAAACGGAGCAATTACAGCCAAGGCATCCTCTTCCGATATAAGGTTGAAAACCGATATTCAGGGTTATGATGCTATGGGTATTATCCGTAAATTCCGGAGTGTGAAATATCATTGGAACGCTATTGCCAAGGAAAATTCCGAAGTATTCAACCATGATAACTGGAATTACGGTCTTATCGCACAGGATTTGCTTTCCGGCGGTTATACCCAGTGGGTAAAGGATATATTCAATGACTATTATACCATAGATTATGAAAGACTTATCCCTGTTGTGTGGAAAGGCTTGCAGGAAGTTGACGATGAAGTTACAAGATTAAAGAAAAGAGTAAGAGAATTGGAAAAGAGATTAGGAATTAATTAGTATATTTGCGATATGGAAGAAAATAATAAAAAGTTGACATTTACATTGAAGGTAATGTGAAATGTAATAAATGGGCAAGTGGCATAATATATACCATGAGCGAAAAAGATGGATGGGATTTTAGTAATGCTATTGTTATCAAAGGTGACATTTGTTGTGATATCCTTAACTGTCATGGAAAAACCGTGCTTGTTTCGGGATATGTTACCGTAAAAGAGCAGGAGGAAAAGTAATATGAGTCATTCTAACGGAAAGATTACAGCCCCGATAAACCTTGATGGTGACGTTTTCGCCACTCTTGGCATAGGCAGTGTTGGTGGGGATTATGATTTAGGATACGCTTGTGCAAACACCCACGGAAAAATAAACCCGTGGGCACGGTACAAGCCTGTAAGATATGAAAGCCTTGCTCCTGGACCAGATGAAAAATGGTGGCAAGGATGGGATGGAAACTGTGGTGTCAAGCCTTTCCAAATGGCAGGATACTGGGATGCGCCAAAACACGCTGATGGAAGCATGAACGGATGGGAATACACCCCACCTACAGGAGGGAAGTTTCCATTTCGCCTTACCGACTTTAACGGATACAACCATCTTGCCAGTCCACCGATAAGTAGATTCTCCTGCCCGGATACTGCTACCAATCAGTTTACAAGTAGTAATTTTGTCTGTTCTGCGGCTATAATGATGCCATCGGAGGGGCATGATACTGATTTTCTTAACATGGGTGACTTTGCCGAGATAGCTGATTGCTATTTCGGTGTCTATGTTAAGCACAAGACCAGTCAGATGTCTAGGCGTGTTACTGCCGACAAGAAGATAGGAACAGGATACGCTACGGTTACTGTAAACTCGTGGGGTATGACTGCTGGTGATTGGGAAGTTTATCCTTTCCTTAGTACAGCTATATTGAAGCAGGATGACTCCGATATTGCTCATATAGCATACACTGTTCCAATGGTAAGTAAAAGAGATATAGAGATAGTTGGTTCTTACGTAAGCATAACAATAATTGGTGGAGTGATGCCATCCGTTAGTGGATATATTGAAGTTACCGTAAGAGTAAGAAACGGTTCGAGTAGCCTTATTTCTTTCCGTAATAATAGTTGTATGTCTAGGTTTGCAAGTAAGAAATTTGAAGATCCTATGGTTATAGGTGAATCAAGAGAAACAATAGAAGATTTCCAAGTATCCGCCAATTCCAACATTGACAAGAAGGTGAAAATATTCATATCATCGGAACTGATTAATGCAGGAACTGCAAGGGTATGGGTAAGCCTTAACAGTGCTGCATATAAGGGAAGTACATTGCTTCTTTCTATGGGTCCGAGGTTATAAACACAATCCTCCCCCTTGCCGTTTACCAGCAAGGGGAGTGGTTATTTCGTTTTCATTAGCTTTTCCTCAAACTCCGCAAGATACAGTCTGCACCCAATTCTCTAATACGGAAGAGAGGACTTCTGTTGCTTTTTCAACCGAACATTATCCGTTACACGTTCCATCGTTCAATCTCCTTTCGTTCCAATATAAATTGCTCCAAGTATGACAAACGAGCATCCGCACAGAAATGCGAATATATGACTAACTATCGGGTTCATTTTATTCCTTTAAAAACATGACTAATAACATCTATTGTCCATCCGTTTCCTAACAGACCCATGCCTATATGTGGCTGTACCGACTTGGTGTATCCTTCGGGTACGGTCTGTAATCTTTCCGCTTCCGTAATATTTGGCGTTCTGAAACCTTTTTCGGGATTACAGTCGGGTGAGTTGAATATAAGCGGTGTAAGTGATTTTTTATATCTTCTCAACAGTGATTCGGGGTTCTTGGCAAACCTGTTCCATGATTCAAGCATACACCATGACTTGTCTTTCTCCACATACCCGTCCGTGATTATGTCCTTGAACAATATTCCCTTGTCCTTCCATGCAGGTATTTCCCAGTTGCACCAGTAGTATCTTGCTCTCATTTGCGCGGAGAAATCGGAACTGTTGATATACACATAGTCTACTCCAAGATGTGACGAAATCAAATCAGCCCAATCGGATTTCATCTTCACGTTTTCGAGCATGAACTTTATGTTAGGATTGAACTGTCTGATATGGTTGAGTATATTGACATATTCAAAGAACAATCCCGAACGCTCTCCATCGAAGTTCAGTTTCTCTTTCCCTAACTGTGAGAAATCCTGACATGGTGTTCCGCCAATCAGCAAATCAATATCTTTCCACTGTATATCCCATTTGTCCCAGTTTCTAATATCCCCTAATTCAATTATATCGGGATAATTATCCAGTGCAACCTTGATAGACGGTTCGTTTATTTCGCTTGCGTAATACTTGTCTACCTTTATGTCTGCTCTCTCTAGTGCAATACGTCCACAAGCTATCCCGTCACATAAACTTAGTACATTCATCGTCTTAAATATTTAAAGATATGTTTGATTGTTTCTATATTCCATCCGTTCCCAAGCATCTTGTAACGCTGTGTATCGGATATTCCATCCCATATATACCATTCGGGAACGGTTTGAAGTCGTGCGCACTCGGTGGGGGTAAGCCTACGAATGCGAAAATTACCGTTATCAACTAGCGTCATACCGTTTGCCATTGCTCCCTTGTGTGATGTAGCAAGTAATGTATGAGCCTTATCGTCTATACTGCGTATATTTTTCTTTATATATTTGTTTGGAATTGTAATATCGGCAATATTAGGAGTACCAATTATAACGCATGGTTGTGTGCTTCCATCATTTCTAGCCCTTGCCAGCAGTGTACATGATTTACCAGATTTTATTTCACGGAAATGCCTCCCTCCAAATCCACATATCGTTCCCGAAACAACTATCAGATTATCCTTTTGTACTGTTGTAAGGCAATTGGTTTTTCCATCTTCCCTAGGTTCAAGCTGTTGGATGTTCTTTCTCTGTTCCTTTACAATCCCGGCTTCATATTCCTTTCTTATCTGTTTTCCATATTCGGTTCTTTTTGGAGTAAGGCAGGCTGATTCACGCCCTCGCATCGCAACACATATCGGATCATTTTCCACCTTTACCCTGCCCTTCAAGCATTCAATCATCTTGTCAGACAAGAAATATTTTTCATCAACCTCTTCTTCAAGAATATCCTTTAAAAGTATTCCCCTATCTTCCGGCTGTGGAATATCGTCATGGATATCCGTCCAGTATATACGCTTTCTGTTTTGTGCCGATACAAGGGCGGAGTTAATATGTATTCCTTTCCTACCCATTGTTTCATTGAACACAGATTCCCATTTATTTCCCATTTCCACATTTTCAAGGAAGAATTTGGGATTGTCACCACGCTCAATAAGTTCGTGGTATATACGTATGTATTCCCAAAACAGATAGGATTGCCCTTCAAACTCGAAACCGTTCTCCTTCAATTCAAGATACGTTTGCAAGTCTAAAACCTCCATGCCTTCTTTCGTTGAAAGCCCTTTTCTCTTGCCGGACATGGACAGGTTTGTGCATGGAGATCCTCCGATTATCAAGTCTATCTTATCCAGTCTGCTTACTTCAAGTTCTCTTACATCACCAAGCTGTATGGTGTCAGGAAAGTTCTGCATGGTTGCCTTTATGGCAAACTTGTCCACTTCGGACGCATAATATTTTTCTACAGGAATGCCAAGTTCGGAAAGTGTTATTTGTCCGCACGACATTCCATCGAAAAGGCTTAATACATTCATCGTTATATTTTTTTTTAATTTTCAGCAAACATACGACATAAATCCGTATGCAACCAATACGTTTAACTATTTTTTAATTATCTTTGCGATAGTAGATAAAATTCATAATATGCAGTTTTCTATAGTACCAAAAATAGATGCCGAGATTATGTTTTCGGAAGATGATCTGTCCGTTTTCAGACGATCGACAGACGGGATGTATTATATGATGGCATTAGAACAAATTTACACTATTATATAGAAATACATAATACTGGCTAATATGCAATTAGTTTATAAATTCGATATCAACCATTCTGACAGGCTTTGCGCTATCTGCCGTGTTACGAACAACCTGTACAACCAGGCGTTGTATATTGTCCGTAACGAGTTGAAGGATAACGACAGGTGGCTGTTCTATCCCGACTTGGACAGGATAATGAAAAACGTCACCAACCTTGAAGGTACGATAAATTACAGACTTGTGAAATCACACGTAGCCCAACAGACATTGCGCATACTTGACAAGGCAATGAAGGGATATGTCAAGGCTGTAAAGGATTGGTCTAAGAATCCGGGGAAGTATAACGGTAAGCCCGAACTGCCATGCTATCACAAACGTGGTGGGATGAGCAATGCGATATATACCAACCAGTCGTGCAAAATACATGACGGGTATATAATACTTGACCGTGACTTGAAAATACCCGTTCCGCAATGGGAGAAGTACAAGGACAGAATCGAACGGTTCAAACAGGTTAGGATAATTCCAAAACGTACATACATGACCGTGGAGGTTGTATATGATTGTGGCTGTTCGGATAATGTCGGTACTGGTATGGCTTCGATAGACTTGGGTGTGAACAACCTTGCCACGCTGGTTTGCGGATGCAATGCTCTGCTGTTTTCAGGAAAGGTTGTCAAGTCATACAACAGATGGTTTAACAAAACATTATCCATGTTGCAATCCATAAAGGACAGGCAGGGGATAGACAAACTGACAAACAGAATGAGAAAGATGTATGAGAAACGTGAACGGTTTATGAATGATTCGATGCACAAGACCAGCAGGCGTATCGTTGATTATCTTGTATCACACCATATAGGCACTCTTGCTGTAGGCTACAACAAAGGATGGAAGCAATCCGTCAACATGGGCGGAGTAAACAATCAGAAGTTTACATTCATCCCTTTTGCGAGGTTGAGAAGCTGCCTTAGATACAAGTGTGAACTTGCAGGTATCAGCTATATCGAACATGAGGAAAGTTACACTAGCAAATGTGACGCTCTAGCTATGGAGGATATATGCAAGCATGATAGCTATCTCGGTAAGCGTGTCAAGCGAGGGCTGTTCAAGTCGGCAATTGGAAAGGTTATCAATGCCGATGTGAATGGTGCGCTTAATATAGGAAGAAAAGTATTCGGTGATTCTTTCATGATAGCCGATAGTGGGCGTTGGTATCGCCCCGAACGGGTTAACGTTCTGAAATGTATGTGTAAAGATGTATATTAATACCATGGAAGTGATGCCTATGACGTTACCTGAGGACGGAACGGAACACCCTTTCCCTTACGACACATACGACACAGGCACAAGAGAGTTTGAGAAGATGCTTTTATCTGATGAGTGGGTTAAAATGGACGAAAAATGAGAAAAATAGGTTTTTTTAACATAGGAAAACTTGGACTTGTAAAATCGGCAGGTACAGGAAAAACCGATATAAGCAAGGTGATAGAAGAATGGGTGAAAGAACACATGGTGTTTTGGTATGATATGTCAAAGCCTGTGGATACATATATTCCTGGCGTTACCTATGCAAATTCTTTCGTTAACAATGGTGGAAAATTGACTTATGATAATACTATAAATAAGTGTACGATAACTCATACACCTACAAATAACAATAATATTGCATTTTGGCAAATAATTGTAAAACCGTTACAATATGTAGAATCTTATAAAATACGTGTAACAGGATTGCCAACAGGTTTCACTATTAAAGGAAGGATTGGATATGATAATATTCAGATAACGTCTGATGGAGAATATGACATACCTGAATACAGGAACAGTAGCACAACAAACACATCTTATCCCGGATTTTATTTGGCAGGTGATAATGTGAATGACGTGGATTGCAATATTGTGGTGGAAGAAATACCTACAAGATCATCCGTTCCCACAAACGAGATACTAAAAGCCAATCCATACCTGCAAGACCATAGCGGAAACAACAGACCTCTGAAACTTAACAATTTTCTGTTCGCGGCAATGAGCGGTGTGGGTGGGTATGAAACTAATTTCTCCGATAATTCTATATGGATTAATTCACCTCAACATGGAAACATTATAAATAACCACACATATAATCCCATGCTTAAAGGCTCCAGTAGTGGATTGTACACTGCTACTGGTTCAGTTAAGGTTAAATTCAAAGCTACTGTTACGGGGATGAAAAGTGGTTACAGACTTGAATTTGGTTCGGGTGATGTGGTTCCATCGGACAAGTCTATATATGAAGATGGAGAATATGAATTTGGTTCGGGTGATGTGGCTGTGCCATATGGATTTAAATTATATGCGGATGATTATAGCAACCCTAATACAGATGTAATTATTGAATTAAAGGAAGTCTACCCCAACGCCCTAGTGACAGACGGAGTGGATGATTACGGTGTTGTGGAGAACTTGCAGCAGGGCGTGAAGGTGTTGTTTGTAACTATCAATCCGTTTGTTGATGGAAAGTTTATCTATGACCAAAGACTGAATACTACTGAACCTTGGCTGTTTGCCGTATTCAATGACAAAGGTAGTATTGCTTATAATAGTAGGAACTCAAACGGCAAGACCTATATTGATGGAACACTGAATGAATCTACAATAGTTTCCGCTTTGTTAAACAAAAAGCAAATAATCACCATAGTAAACAATGATGTGACAGGTGATAAAACTAAAACTCCTATATTCTTTAGCAATACTGACCATAATAGCGGATGGATTAGTTCAGCTTTCTACAACTCCTTCGGGTTCGATTCCGTTCCCACCAAACAGAATGACGGATTCACCGAGCAGGATTTGATTGATTACTATATACCAAAGGCTATCGTGACAATAACGGTCGTAGATGTATCGGGTTCTCTCATACAGGACGCAACGGTCACGGTGGAAGGTGTACAATACAAAACATTGCCTGACGGTACGGTAAAAGTACGAGGTATGGTAAATGGCACGATGTCGCTGTCTGTAAAGAAAGACGGGTATATGCCGTTTTCTGACAATTCATGGAAGCTTGCTGATTCAAGGATAACGCTAGAGGTTCTTCGGAATACCGTAATCACTGAAAATGGATACAGCATATTGCTTGAAAACGATGGTTTAATATTAACGGAATAATATAATGGAAGATAATCTTAAAATTTCACAGATGCCTCCCGTTGAGACCGCTACGGGAGAAGAGATGATACCATGCGTGACGGGGGACCCTAAAGAGAACAAATCCGTCACGGTATCCAAGATAAGACAAGGCATGGTAATGGACGAAAACTATGTTCATACCGACAACAACTTCACCGCCCAGTTAAAAAGCAAACTTGACGGGATAGAGAAAGGCGCACAGAAGAATACCGTCATAGGTGTGAAAGGTAATGCCGAACAGTCTTACAGGACGGGCAATGTCAATATAACGAAAGACAATATAGGTCTGTCAAATGTGGACAATACGTCCGATGCCGAAAAGCCCGTATCCACCGCACAGAAAGCAGCCCTAGACAAGAAGGTGGACAAGGTGGACGGCAAGGCGTTATCCACAAACGACTTTACCAATGACTACAAAACGCTTCTCGAACAGATAAAGATGCAGCAGGGTAATATGTATGGAGTGGAGATGAGAAGAGGACAGACAGACCCTGTATTTCAGACATGGATAGGAAAGGAAGAGTTCAAGACATCTCATCCCATCCTCAACTCGTTCCGTGCGGCAAAGGTAAAGGACGGTAAGGTAGTAGGATTCCTTGACCAGACCAATTTCTTCAAAATGGCTGATGGTAGCCCGTCAAATATTGTTATTGACGGAACTGATGTAACAGATGACGGAAGTGACATCATGCTTGTAAACACCAAGCCTTTCTGGGTAATCAACGGAGGAACGGATGATACATACGAAAGAAGGCTCGTCAGTGACGCTCCGTTTACATACGGTGGCGATACGGCCATAGAGATAAAACCGTTCGGAATGAGTATCGGTTATTCTATAATAAAGGAAGGAAAACAGAGATCTATTTTTGACAACACGGTAAAAGGAACAACGGCAGCAGGAAATCTAGGCGTGAACATAATGGAAGGAAACGAGTGGCCTACGACAAATGTATCACGTTTTGATTACGAGAAATACGCCAGGGCAAAGAATGCGGATATCACAAAGAACTATCCTTACGCCAATGCGTTAGCCCTTGACCTTGAAGTATGGTGCACGCTTCTGTTCATTAAGTTCAGGACAAAAGACCTGCACGCACAGTCTGTTTGCGGAAAAGGAATATCATCCAACGATTCAGCCCCCGATGCGTCAAGCTGGGGAAAAATGACAGGCGTCAGATTCAAGAAGGCGGACGGTCAGACCTATGTATATTACAAGATGAACGGGCAAGGATTTAAAGCATCAGAAACAGGAACTGCTTACAATTTTTCACAACTCATAAACAACTACCGTCCTTGCATGAAGATGTTTGAAGCACAGCTTGCCATGTCATACGCAAAGGAACACAATGTCGCTCCCGACACCGAGTTTGAATATGAAAGCACAAAATACAAATACTACAACTTCCAAGGTCATAACGGATTGGCTGACGGGGAGATGTCGGGTATCGTAGCCAAGTTTGTCACTGCAACTGTTACTAGCGGATGGAGTATCCCGGATAATGCGGAAGTGACAGACCGTGAAATAGAGATATGCTTCACACAGCCTATCATTCGCGGACGTATTGTCGGGTGGGGAGATATATGGATGTGGTACAGTGGAATAGATTGTGTCATGCACGATTCTACGTCCATAGATATTTATCAGGCCTATGACGTAAACAATCTGACTACAGACAATGTAGCCGTAGATAAGAATCCTGGGGAATCTTATGGATTTGAGAATACGTATGATTTTGTCGGTTCTATGGCTAGAGGTGAAGGACACATAACGAAGAACTTTGAGAACTCGCTCATTGGAGAGGTCAAGGGAAGCAATCTTCACACGGGGGAATGTCATTACAACTGGTTTACGGGAAATGCAGGTTCGGGTAAAATAGGAAGACGTGGTGCTTGCTTTGGTGGTGGGTTGAACTACGACTCTTGTTCTCTGCGGTCTGGTGTTTTGAACCGTGCTCCTTCAAACGCGGACACGAACATCGGTGGCGGCTTTCGTTGTACAATAACCCAACCCTAATTTTTCACGAAGTGAAAAATCCCCCTCCCAAAACTTGCAAAATATATTAATAATGTTTAAGTTTGCATAATTAAAAATCTAACCAAATGCGGATAGTTTATTAGGGTAATACGAATAATTTTGCTATATTTGCATTAAAAATAATAACAATATGAATATAGTAAATGTAGTAAATTATGAAGGTCTTTACTGTGTTACAGACGAAGGCTATATTTTTTCTTTAAAAACAGGTGTCAAGTTAAAAACACATCTTGAAAAAAGTGGATATATGAGTGTAGTATTGAGTAAAAACGGAAAGAAACATACATATAAAGTGCATACCATTGTATTTAATTCCTTTAATAAAAGGAATAATGAATTGGTTATAGACCACATAGATGGAAATAAGACGAATAATAAATTGTCTAATTTAAGACAAATACACACAAGAGAAAATACAGCAAGAAGCAAGACTAACAAATACGGAAGAGGCGTTAAGTATTACAAAAACATAAATAAGTACGGTTCGTGTATTTCTATTAACCGTACAAGATATTATTTAGGGGTTTTCTCGACAGCAGAACAAGCTAGCAATGCTTATATAGAAGCACTAAATAACTGGGAGTTACACGGAATATTGCCAACTGTAAAAGATAGGAATATAAAATATTGTAAAGTTTGTGGGAGGGAACTTCCTATTGATGATTTTTATTTAATAAAAGGGCATGGAAGGTCATGGATGTGCAAGTCATGTTCTAGGGAATATTCAAAAAATAAACGAAATACAACAACATGGAAAGAGGTTTGATTTTTGACGAGAAGCCTGCCTTTATCTTTGATTTAGGCACTGGATATAGCAATGTTCATTTAAACATTGAACAAGTTGACGAACCCGAAACGGACGATATGGGAAATATTGTACAGGGAAAGTTCGTCAAAAAGTGGAAAGCCGATGTACAGCGTGTAAAGAACCCTGTATCATACGACAAAACGGTAGATGCCGCCATAAAGGATGAATTTCCCAACGGTGAGGAAGAAGCGGCTCTCAGAAAGGGTATTTTAAACAAACTTGATGCAGATTATGTAAAGCTGAACGAGTTTGCCGAAAGTGTTAAACAATCTTACTTAAAAGGATATGGAGAGCAATGACAAACAACAGATAGGTGGATATTTCTCCACAAAAAACGCTTCAAAGGATGAAGCGTTAAAAGGTATAGTAGCTGCAAGAATATCAGCATCCGAAGATGTTACCGATAAGGAGTACACAGTATTGTCAAACCTTATAAGAGTAGCGACATCGGATGGATGCCGTATCTCATTGGTACAGGAAACGAAAAGCAGATCAAGCAGAATATCACCAACAGGAATGCTTCTCCCGGCAGGAACGGTGGAATATTTTTCAGTCACACCAGGAAGCAAGGTGAGTGTTACGGGAACAGCAAACATATCATCTATCGAGTAAGTCATGGGCATGAATTATAACACTATATTAGCTTCCTTACTTGACGGGATATCTCTAGCATTGAAAAGCGGAAACTCGAATGTTGATGCGGAACAGTTCAACTTCCTTACTGACGCAATAAACAAATCAACTATCATACCGTCTTATTTTGATAGAGAAAATGCCATAAAATATCTCGATGTAAGCGATACAGAATTTGCAAGACTTACATACAAAGGTACTAAGTTTCATCCCGTACAACCGTTATTATCTCCCGTGAGAGTACAAGGAATGACAAAACCCGTTTATTTGAAAGAAACATTGGATGCTCTTAAAAACAACGGGCTTATACGTCCAAAGAAGTCAAGGGGCAAATACAAGACTAAAAGCTAGACAACCTCATACGCATACATTGTAACACAATCATTTTTATTCTCCATATTAACCGCTTGGAAAATGTTTTCTTCATTATCCAAAGCGGTTATTTTATATGTTCCGTTCATCAGATCAACAGTGTCACCTAATTTTATATAAGCGTACTTGTTTCCACTAGGTATTAAATACGTAATCTTTATTGGATTATTATTCCATTTTTTTAATTCTTTCATCTTCAATTCCTCTATTTTAAAATTATTGCGCTAATATACGAATAGGAAAAACAACACACAAGCAAATAACTTATTTTAACAAGTTTAAACTATCTGAAACACAATAAGTTATACTGTTAAATTTTTATTTTTGTTTAGGAAATCCATGTTGTAAATCTACACTCGTAAAGATGAGTGCACAGTCTTTACGGGAGTTATAATACACACACATTAAATTACAATATTATGGGTTCAGACAAAATTTTTATGTTCGACAATCCTGCCGCTGGAGAAAGCGCAGGTATTATGTCAATGATTCCTGCACTGTTGCAGAATAAAGGATTAGACCCCAATCTTGTAGCTGCCTTGATGAATGGTAACAAAAATCAAGACGCTTGGGGTGGTGCTGGTTGTTATTGGATCTGGATTATCCTGCTCTTCTTCCTGTGGGGTGGTAACGGATTCGGTAACGGGTTTGGCAATGGAGCAAACGGAATCCCTGCTCAATTGAACAATGAAGCAGGACGTGAATTGTTGATGAACGCTATTCAAGGAAACGGAACAGCTATCAACCAGTTGGCTAGTTCTTAGAACTGCTCTACTCAACAGTTGCAAAATGCTATCTGCCAAATTCAAGGACAGATTCAGCAAGTTGGTAACCAGGTAGGTCTTTCCTCTCAACAGATCATCAACTCAATTCAGTCCAATAGTGCAGCTATCGGTTCTCAGCTTGCTTCTTGCTGCTGCGATATCCGTACAGCTATTGAACGTCAAGGATGTGATAGCCGTTTGGCTACGGTAGAGCAGACCAACACTCTGACTAGCAATGCAAACACTCAGTTCAACATCATATCTGCTAAGATTGATGCTCAAAGCGCAATCATCAATGACAAGTTCTGTCAGCTTGAAATGCGTGAAATGCAAAACAAGATTGATGCTCTCAGACAGGAAAATAGCAATTTAGCTTTAGCTGCTTCTCAGCAGGCACAGACCGCTAATATCGTTGGACAGCTTAGAGCACCCGCTCCTGTTCCAGCATACTTTGTGCCAAATCCTAATTGCTGCTATGGAGGTTATCCGTTCATGGCTGGTTTTGGTGCAGGTTATGCTGCTGGTGACAACTGTGGTTGCAATTGCTAAAGTTTAGTTAAGAGTTCTTTGACTTGTATATAAATTACAGGTCAGAAACTCTTATCCCGATGCCAAATAATGAATGGCATTTACAACCAATTAAACACTATTTAATAAAATTAGTATCACCCTTGGTAGAAGGGGTTGGGGGCGTGGAGTGGTCGACAGTAGTCGGGGCGGTGAAGCGTCAATATGTACGTGTATAATTAATCGTATATAATTACCTAGTAAAATTCTAAAGAAAGGGAAAAGTTATGAGTTATTTTTTTAATCCTTATATGATGGGATATAATGCCAACCGTTTTAAAGGAGTACATAGACTTGACTTTGGAGGGATACCGTTTGTTCGGACATCTTCTGTAACAACAGACACGACAAATTCAGAGGTTATCTATGGTATTAGCCCGTGCCTGTTCAGGCGATTGCCAAATCAAGGTATTTTGCTCTTGAGTGTAAATCATGTTCCTGCTGCCGGATCTGACGGGTATCTTGTTTCTGTGGCTACCACACTGACAAATACCACATCAACATCCACAAGCAAGGTTCCTTTGGTAAACGGTTCGGGAGATCAGATTCCGTCTAGTGAAATTTCACAAGGCAATAAATACTTTGTCTATTACGACAAATGTAATGGGATATTTCAAGTAGTTAATCATATCGTTGCACCTGCTACTGCCGCACAGGCTAGAAGCACTGTAAAATGATATTAAAAAGTTAGAATAAGTATGTTTCAATCAATACGACAAGGACAGCAGTTTTTTATATTGCATAAAGGGGAAAACCCAAGATGTGATGTGGGCACTGTGGTAAGTGTTTCAAATCCTGTTCCTAAATATCAGAACGGATATACAGCATATCCTCTTCCGCAAAATGAAATGGTTGTGGATGTGAAAGTTAAGGTTGGAGATGATACTCTTGATTTTCAAAAGTTGCCAGCCAATCTTAGTATAGCAGACTTTTCCCAAGTAGGCGGAAATGTGGTTGTATCGGAAAGCAAGGATGCCATCAATGCAGAGATAGAAGCAATGAAAATAAGTAGTGTAAGGGTTGTGGAATCTGTGGAATACCATCAGAAAGTAATCAAAAGCTGCGATGAGATGCTTACAGCGTTGAATCCTGCATTTGCCGAAAAGGCACAGCAGGACAAGGAGATGAAGGAACTTAAAGGTGAATTGTCACAGATAAAGGATATACTTGCACAACTTGCTGCTTCTGGTATCAAATTGCCTGACGTGCAACATACAAACAATAATAATAACAACAATAAAAAATAAACACTATGGGTTGGAAAGTATATGGAATGGGCCGTAGCTTTGAAGGTGAAGATATGGACCGGGAATTAGAAAAAGCGTATAAAGAAGGTTATCGTGACGCTATGGAGGAAATGGATGGACGTTACGGTGAGCGTGGAATGCGTAGAAGAATGGACGATGATGGGCGTATTTGGGATGATGATGATGAGTACGGAGAAAGACGCGGAGTCAAAGGTACTGGTCCTTACGCCAGACGTAGACGCTAATTAAATTGGTTTAAGCCCGTAGTGGTTTGCTACGGGCTATCTTTTTAAAAACAAAAGCTATGGAAAGAACGAGATTAGATGTATATGAGAAACTTCCTTCGGGAATGGAAAAATATCTTGCAGAACACGGATGGAACTTCTCTAAGAAATTATGTGAATATGCCGTTTCCAAAATGAAAGACAGGAACGGAAACAAAATACACCCGTATGACAAGGATCAAGTGGAAACATTAATGAAGCAATTCAATGTTGAGTTGAAGAATGATGTGGAATACAACAAGGTTTATGTATTGAATATGGTACGTGCCGACTATATGGGTTCATCCATAGTCAATGAGCAATATGCCTGTATGTTTGTAAAAGACTATCTTGACGATGTTGACGGAAGCCCTACCCGTGCTCTTGACGAGTATTACGCAAAATGTATAGCTTGTGGAACACCTTTCTCTTGGGAGGATTATATCTGATTGCTATGGTACGACAAAGACTATACATTGAGGAATATGATTGGACGGTTGATGTATTCTATTCTGTGGATAAATACTCTTATTTAAGAGCGATATACAGACTGGAATATATTGGCTGTCCTTTTCATTTGCTGAACAGGATAACGGATAAGATAAAGACTGAAAAATACAATTACGGTGTAACGTATTCAAACAATAAGTGCACTGTAATTATTATCAGTCACAGTACGTCTGATGAAGAATTTATGAATACACTGGAGCATGAAAAACAACACATGATTGGTCATATAATTGATCATTATGGCATAAAGCCTTCATCAGAAGAAGCTGGATACCTTGCAGGATATGTAGGTGCTTTATTTACAAAACCTATAAAAGACGAGATTTGCGATTGTTGTAAGAAAAAACTAAAATAAATCATTATGAAAAAGATTTTTATGGCTATGATTAGCGGAAAAAGCAAAGAAGAAGTATATGATATGCTTAACGATTCGGAAAAGGAAATCCTGTTCGGTATTGCTCAAAGCATGGGAATGACACGGGTGGAAAGAAGAAAGATGAAAAGAAAATACGAAAAGAGAAGATAGGCTAACTGCCTATCCTCTCTCTTATTAGTTGAAACTTTGGTATAATTCAAGATTGTTGAAAACATAACACTCCTTATCCTTGATTTGAGGATACATGTATGATGGAATATGTGCTATCTTACGGGCATTTCCCCAGTATGATGTCAAGTCTTTTACGTTAAACAGAAGTTGCGGGGTGTCATAGAACAGGTTCAGTTCTCCTGCCTTTTGTACATCTTCATCCCATTTGCCTTCGTCACGGGCGATATATAATTTAAAATTGTTCATATCTATATCAGTTTTACGCCTATTCATAAGGGTTTGTTTTACAGTAATTTTTATTCTCTGACATATTCAGTAGCTTATTTAAAGACTCATCTGAAAGAAGATGTTTGTTGCTAGAGTTTCCAAGCATTAAACGAGGTTCAATATTTCCATCTCTCATAAATTTCTGTATCTCGTATATATGAAAAAGTAAACCTTCACAATCTACTGCATAGTATTCAATGCCATCGTCATTACTAGCCGATACTTCGTAACCAATCCATCCACCATCTCCAATATAAGTACTTATCTCAATATTACGGCAAAAACCGTAACTGATAAGTAATAGCCTTAATACATCTTTTCCACTCATATTCATTCCTAATCTGATTTACGCTAATTCAATTATAGCCTTCTTTAAATTAACAAATAAAGGTATTGCTGACATGCCCCCATTGCAATCCAACTGTCTTAAAGAGGGTACAACCTCTCCGTTATCATCAATATCATAATCTGCAATATAGGCTAACTTCTTCGCTTCGGGAACTAATATCCTTTCATGAGCCGGGACCGTTATACAGACTTTGCTTCCAATAGGGAATCCTTGGTTAGATTCAATGTATTCCTTTTCCAACTGTTCCCTTTCTCCATTCAATTCTTTTAGCTTTAAATCAATGGCGTATCTTTTGCTTAAAAATTCTTCTTTATTCATCTTTTTGTCATTCTAATTTATTCTAACGTACTTGCCTGCAATATCGCAGGTTCTCAATATTTCTGCATTATCCTCACCAAAAGCGATGAGAATACTGCCACAGCCAGGAGAATCCCCACGAGTTCCGTCTGGACGGAAGAATTTTATTCGATTCCTCAAAAACATCATACCGGTTGCTTTCTTGAAGATGATGTCTTGAAACTTATTGCTGTCACATCGGTTAAAAAGTAGTGCTATACCGTTGCCGTGTTCTGCCAATTTCTCTACAAACTGCCACATAAGCGGTTTGGAGTACGGAGGGTTAGGCCAAATTCGCCCTCCCCAATTTTGTATAAGACCATTGTCCTGCTTGTTGTACATGATTTTTGCAGTAGGCCAAAGAGGGTGCATGGGAGCACATGGATCAAGGTCAAATTCACCCAATGCGTCTATAATTTCTTTCGGTGTGTACCATTCATCGGTACTATTAGACGATCTTTCAAAAGTTGTATTCATTTCTCATTTGTTTTGAGAGTTATTCTTCTTTCAGTATGCTATCAATCAATCTGTCTATTTCCTGATCTGATAGAAATTGCTTACCTGCGTCCTTTTGCTTCTTAAGTTCAACTTTAAGCCTATTCTCTATCCTTTTCAACGCTGTACAAGTGTTCTTATCAGGATAATACCAGTCGATAGAACTAAAAATAATTACTTTAATGTGATCTAATTCTAGGCTATCTGGGCAATGCTCATTGAGAAAGTATAAATCTTCTTTGATTAGTTTCTCATACGCCTCCTTGCTTATTTTTATGCTCATATCTTATTTGTTATTAATCATTGTAATACTGGGGATAACACCCTTTTATTATTTCTTCTGCATCCTTTTGATGTTGAGTACCTTTTGCCAAAAGTTCAACAGTTGCCGCCAAAATGGAGATTTTGTTAGAATTGAGCCGATAAGCATCACCGACCAATTCTGACATTGCATAACGTTTATCGGACAATCCTTTTAGCTTAATCTTATTCATTTCTGTTCCTGTTATTACATATTGCAATCTCCACACATATCCACAAGGGAATCAAATTCTTCGCGTGAGTATTCAAATCCATTGATTACGATTACCTCGTTACCATTTTCGCCAAAATAAACTCCATCATTCATTTCTTCCTTGTTATTAGTTAAAACTGATTGCCACGTATCTATAGAATCGTATATATCCGAAACAATAAGAGGGATTCTCTGTATTATCACCTATCTTAATTCGCACGTTATAGCCTTTCATCCGTAAAAAGCGTGCAGCTATTTCATGGACGGTGTATCTTTTTTCATGAATATCCCAATAGCTATATTCCCATACTGTTTGAGAAATACCTTTTTTCAGAATCTTCTTAAAGGCTTTGACGGTTCGTATAACTTCTTTTTTTATTCATATTTTAACGAAACATTTCTATTACTACTTTATTTTCCGAGTTTCCATCATCAGGATGCACATCAGTAAAGTCAATGACGGAAAAATCATATAGATCAGGAACGTATTCTGTTTGATAATCTCCTGTATTCATTACAATATTTATTTCAGCATCCTTATTGACAACTAACATTAGCTCGTCAATCATGTCTTGGACAGTAATTATTCTTTTCATTTTTATATAAGTTTTAATGCTTCCTGTAAACCTGCTTCCAGTGCTTCCTCGTAGATATCCCATTTACTACCATCATTTGTTCCTTTATAAGCAGAACTGATTATATGAGTCCCATTGTCAGCTTTAGATATTTCGT